GTCCCCGTCTATGTTGGGGGCAATAAGTTGACCTTCCGCAGTGTGGTCGCGGGAAAGAATGGCGTAGAATGTGCGTCGCAAGTCAACTGGCGCGAAGTCGATACTGCGGGAACGTTGGCACAAGTTGCCCGTGACTATCTCGTCTCCGAATTGGAGCGGGAAGTTCCCGAATGGTTCAATAACGAGCGCAAGGTGTACAAGTCGGGTCGCGGCTCGGTTAGTGTTGACGTTCTCGAATCGCTCGGCCTCTAATCCCTTCAGGATGTCGGGGGTGAAATTATCCCCCGATGTCCTTTCTGAATTGTTCGCCTCTAACATTTGGAGTCAATATGTCCAAAGTCAATCCAAAGGTACGGGATGTCATGGCACCGATTGTGCGGATGCAAGTAAAGTCTGCGTGTGAACTTCGCACGGAACGTGCCATGCGTGAAGCATTGGATAGTGTGGTCAAATGGTCGGGAGAATCCCGCGTAAAGTGTTTCGCGGCATTGTGTGCCAAGTATCCGCAATTCAAACAATTGGGGAGTCTCTAATGGTCAAGCCAGTACACTACCTTCGAACGTGTGTTGGGAATGTTAGTAGGATTGTTCCTGCGGAGTATGTTCACAAGCGGGAACAATGCGAAACGTGTGGTGACTATATCACCACAAAGTGTGTGGTGGCATTGGTTTGGGCCGATGTCGATAGGCCAATTGAGTGGGGACGTGTGAATCCCGCAAGTGTTGGGATTAGTTGGGAGGATATTGAGTTGGCTGACTTTGTTCACACAAAGTGTCCTGCTCCCGTGTGGATTGTTCCACAAGGTTTCGATGTCGAGAATATCGACGGGATGTGGGGCGTAGAGTGTGACTAATCAGGAATGTTCGGGTGAAATTATCCCGAACGTTTCTTTCATCGTGTGTATTACTCGCAACTTTGGAGTCAAACAATGTACGTGACTGAATTGTTCTTCTACTGTGCCGTGGCAATGTTTGTGACGGGATGTATTGTGGCTGGCAACATGATCTCTAACATTGAGGAGCGAAACTAATGCGTCAAATTGAACATGCAATGTGCATCGCAATTCGTTCGAACAAGTATTTCAAGCGTGGAAATACGGAAGTGTTGGTCACGGATACGGGGTGCGAAGTATTCCTGTACGGGAATAACATCGCACGATATCACCGTCCGTCACACACTATGTTTGTGACAATGTGTGGGTGGAATACTAGCACAACAAAGTCACGAATCAATGCGCTCTTGCATTCGTTCGGAACTGGTGTGCGAGTGTATACGAAGAAGTTTGAGCCACACTATATGGTGTGTGGTCAATCGTTTGAATTTGAGAGCGAAGGACATATCTTCCTCTGCAACTAATCTCGGAATGTGTGGGTAAAATATCCGATACGTTTCATCGTGTGTGTCTTTCCAAGGAGTAAGAAATGTCCAAGGCCGAACAAGAACTTCGTGAGTGGTGTGAAGGTGTTGAGGCAGATAACGATACTCTTCGTTCCGATTTGGCACGTATCCAGAAGGAACGGAATGAATTCAGGGAACTTGTTAGTGATGCAATGCGATTTGCGGAACGTTGTGCCTTGAAGTGTGAGGAACTCAACAGGGAGGCAAAGGAACTCCAACGTATGTATTGCCACGCGGCAGCATTGATTGGTCGATGTACCCCAAATCAGATCGCGAAGCAACAAGGTTGGGACTGTTTCTACAATGATTTAGTTGACGCGAACGTAAACAACCAAGACTTCCGTACCACGGACATGGGCTAAGGAGACAAACTAATGGGCTACTATGTTTCGACAGAACGTTCAGACATCTCAATCAGTGACAAGGATTTGTTCGTTGAATGTGTCAAGCGGATGTTCTCTCCTGAGAATATCGCCAAGTATGGCGAGACATATTCGTGGGGAGATGACGAAAGTGTTGTGAAGTCTCTCAAGTTCATTTCCCCCGACGATGTGGACATGGCGTTCGTCAAAGATTCTGTTGTCCGAATCTTCGATCTCTTCGGATATGCCGTTGATGAGTGTGGAGATGGGTCTATTCAGATTAGTAAGGATGGCAAGTGGGGAGACGATGAATTGTTCTTCTCAACTATTGCCCCTGCGATTGGTGATGGTAGTTATGTTGACATTGTTGGAGAGTGTGGCGAACGTTGGCGATATGAATACCACGAAGGTGTTTGTTATCTCCGTGAGTGCAACGAAGTCAAGTGGGTATTTGATCCCGCAATTCAACTGAAAGGACTGTGATGAACAAGTATACGATCTACATTCCGTTCTACATTGCTGACGAAACTGGCAACCCTAGTGTGTGTGCCAAACAAATTGGTCTGTCGATTGTCGAGGAGATTGTCAACGAAACTGGAGGTGCAACTGTCACCGAAGGTAAGGGGTACTGGAGTAACGGGAAGCACATCGTCAATGAAAGTGTGTTCATTGTCGAAACGTGTGCAGAATCTCTCAACACACAACGTCTTGCAGCAAGTATCAAGTTGCAACTGAACCAACAAAGTGTTCTCATTCTTCGCCAAGAAGTGGAGTCTTTCTTCCTATGAATACCACGACATACATTTCTGACAATCTTGTTCAGTCAGCAATGTTCGGGATTCGTAACGAGCGGGAGTATAACTTGTGGCAGTTTGTCCAGTCTAACTTCTGGTTGAACGATACTGAATCTACCATTCTCGCAGACCTTATTGAGGAGTACAACAATGAAAGCGTATAACATCTACACCAGTAATCGTGAATCAATTGCTGTCGATCTGTCTGTGATGTCTGATGATGGTCGAGACTATCAAGGTCTGTTGACCGTCTATCTTTCACGGTGCTATCGTAAGAGCGGTATGACGTGGGACGTATCTTTCGTCCGCTATAAGGATGGGACTGAACATCGGCATGAACCAACTCTGAAGATTGAATTCTTCGAGCAACTGTGGGTAGCCGCAATGTTTGAACCCGAACGTCTTCTTCAATACTATACGGAGGTCACCAAGTGAATCACTATATCGGTCTGCTCTATGTCGAATCTAGTTTGGGAGATTTGAAGGATGCGTGTGAGGATCTAGGTATTATCCCACAGAATGTGGAGATTGAAGAGGGTGTGTGTTTCTTCGATGTCCATCTTCTCACTTCAGATAACTACGAAGATCCTGAAATGTACTTCGATTCTTTGGCACGTGACTTGTCCGAATACATGAACCGCGAAGTTGTCCTCGAAGATATCGAGGAGGAGAACTAAATGACCAACGAGAAGATTGATATTACATTGTTGCTCAAGCGTCTTGAAACTGATTACCCTCTCAACTACAATGTGAATGTGTTGCGAGAAGCGGCACGGGTTATTCGAGAACTCCAACTGGAGAAGAAGAATGGACAACAATAACTATGTATCGTTCGATGGTAAGTGGTGGAATGTCTTTGTTGCAGGGGAATGTATTGACGGGTTTCGAGAAGAGGATGATGCTCATCTCTTTCTTAGCCATGTGTTGAGGTATCAGAATGTATGATCCAATTCCGTGGGGACAAATCGTTTTGATCTTTGTGATTATCGGTATCGGTATCTACTTCAGCAAGGATGATAACAATGGATAAAGATGTCAAGAAGCTTTGGATTGATGCGCTTCGTTCGGGCAAGTATCGGCAGGGAAAGTTTGCTCTGAACTATCAGGATCGCTTCTGCTGTCTCGGTGTGTTGTGTGATCTGTACGATCAGCAACGATGTGGTGATACACTGTGGTACCACCACGACAACGGAGTGAAGGGTATTGGTGGAAGTCTTCACCATCTTCCTGTTCCAGTTCGTGAGTGGGCTGATATTGAATCGTATGATCCTCCCGTTATTTATGACGGTCGGACTATGGTTATCAGCGATCTGAATGACCATGAGAGACTTTCGTTTGAAGATCTTGCAAACATCATTGAACAACAAGGAGATCAGTTCTAATGTCTAAGTATGTTGATTCGTTCTTTACTGTTCTGAAACTCGACTATAATGGTGGCTGGGAATTGGTTGACTCTATCAAGGGTCTTATCAGCGATGAGATCAATGATCTCTCCATGAGTGTTGACGATATCAAGAAGGAACTTGAAGACTCTGTTAGTCAGGCTGTGTCTAAGGAAGTTAACGAGACAATCAATGACGCTGTGTATGACTTGCGTTGTAACCTTGAGTACACAATGACGCAGATGGTGAATGATTGTGTTGACTCGGTTGTGTGCCAGTCTGATACGCTTGAACGGGCTGCGGAAAGTGCGGTCGATGAGTACCTTGACAACAACCTCGACTTCTTTGTGCGACGTTACTTGGAGTCTGAGCGTGGTAAGCAATGGCTCAAGGATGTTCTCAAGGAAGGAGATGTTAATGTTCAATGACGAATTCGGAGAGTTTGTGAACGACGATACTGGTCGAGACGAATGGGATGGAGGAATGTGGGATATGTTTATTGACGAATATCATTGCACGGATTACTGGGTAGATACTGACGCATTGATGGACGAAGGTACCTTCGAAGATGACATTGAGGTGGAGGAAGAAGACGGTGATTGTGGATAACTTGTGAACCACCAGTCCCTGATTCCGTGCTAGGAATCCAACGGTTGGACTCCAATAACTAAACCAAAACAGAAAGAACATAAATGAACAATCTCTGTTATGGTAAGAAGTGGATAGCAGAAAAGAATAAGGAACATAAACTTAATCTTAATGCTGTCATAGAAGAAGCAATGGCTGATAAGTCTATCATGGATTACTGTAAGGAACGTAATAGAATCCTTGGAGTACCTGAAACAGATTTATGTTATGCTCTGGTAGACAAGACTGAACAAGCCATTGAGGAATATCTTAGCGAGTTATCTAAGAGAAACCTTTCTTGGATTACCCCGATCTACAAACTTGGATCTAGGACTGTCTCTGCTATCATTGTCTCTACGTATTTGGATTTTGTGTTTGTTGATGGCTCTCTTCCTAAGTTACAGTCAGTCATCAAACATATGCGTGTCAACCTTGAACTCGCAAGTACATTCCATCAAGCACGTTCAGACCACTCGGGTGCGTGGGTTCTTGCTTCACGTTCTCTTGGAACAAAGTGGACGAAGCGTCAGATGCAACAGTTTATGAAGACACATAGTGCATCTGTTGATTGCAGAATCCCAAAGAAGGATGGAGATACCTTGTGTCTTCATCTTATCGAGGTGTTAATCAAGGTAGGGTTGTGTGTTGAACGTCACTCTTACGACAGTAAGGGAAACAGAACAACGTGGTTGATGCCATCTGATTCTGTCACGGATAACTTGAATGCCGTGCATGAAGAACTTATGGCAATGGCAAAGATTATCTATGCCCCCATGATTGTTCCACCAGTACGTCACACAATCAACGAGTGTGGTGGTACACATTCACCACATCTCCGCAAGGGTATTGTGTCATCGTCGTATCTCTTCTTTCAAGACGATACGTATAAGACTAAGTATGTGGGATCAGAGCCATCGTCCAAGTGTGTCGAGGCTGCTAATCGTTTGATGTCTACCGAATGGTGTGTCAACGAGCGTGTGTTCGAGGTGATGAAGAATCTATTCGAGAACAACACTAGGGTTGGCAACCTTCCATCATATGAACCCGATCCTAAATTGTTTTCTGATTCGGGAAACGAAGAAAGTATTCGGGTTAATCTCTGGAAGGATTGGTTCAGACGATTGAATGACACCGTGCGTATGCACCTTCGATTGAAGATTGCAAACGATATGATTGGTCATGGATATTTCTATCATGGTTGGACGTTCGACTTTCGTGGTCGAGCCTATGCCTTGTCTGATCTGTTGTCCCCACAATCGGGAGATCACGACAAGTCATTGCTGTTGTTTGCCAATCCCATGAAGCAAACACCTGACGGCTTGTATTGGTTGAAGGTACAGGTTGCGAATCTGTTTGACCAAGACAAGTTACCATTCGCTGATCGTGTGGCATGGGTGGATAAGAACATGGATATGCTACGCTGTATCCATAACGATCCATACGGTACGGTTCGTTTGTGGGCAGACGATAAGCCAAAGAAGAATCAATCCTTCCAACGTCTTGCTGCTGTGTTCGAGTTGTTTCGTACTGATGGTATGACACAACTTCCGATTGGTATGGATGGTTCATGTAATGGTATCCAACATTGGGCTGCTATTGCAAGAGATCCAGTCATCGGTGCTATGGTTAATCTGTTACCATCAGATAAGCCAGGAGATGCTTACTCAGTTGTTGCCAAGTCTGTGACTGCTAGTGTTGCAGCGTGTGTTGGCAAGGATGATTGGGCAACGATCTTTATGGAGTACTGGAAGGGATCTGTTGGTCGCGGTGTTGTGAAGCGAGCTGTTATGACAGATCCTTACGGTGTCACTAGGCGTGGCATTGTGGACGGTCTAGTGAATGATGGCAACCTGTTGTTCATCGACATCAAGGAACGACACAAGGCTGCTAACTATCTAGCCGACCACATCATCAAGGCTATGGATCATCTGTTGAAGATTCCAAACCAAGGTAAGTTGTGGCTTAAGGAAGTCACGAAGATTGCTGCTGAAATGAACAAGCACCTTGCTTGGGTAACACCTACTGGGTTCCTTGTTCGTCACCGATACTATCCGATGATAAACAGATCGGTTGATATCTATACGTTGGTCAAGCGTCGGCAAGTTTTGTTCGCTGAGTTTGATCGCTATGCTGTTCACCCGCGACGTGCAAAGAATGGTATCTCACCAAACGTCATCCACTCCTTCGATGCTGCACACATGGTCAACACCATCTGTGAGATGGCAGATGAGGGTATCGAAGACTTCTCGTTTATCCACGACTCGTATGGTTGCCATGCGCCACTGGTAAACAAGATGCGTGAGATTACCAAGCGCAAGTTTGTTGAACTCCACAGTGAGAATCTGCTAGCAAATCTTAAGGAGCAATTAGAAAAGTATCTTGGTGTTGAGTTGCCACCCGTTCCTGAAACGGGTACGCTTGACATCAACAAGGTATTAGAAAGTGAGTACTTCTTCCATTGAAAGTACACATCGTAGATAATGAAGGGGCAATCGAAGAAGCAGTCAAGTCTATTCACAAGGCTATGATTGACAAGAAGAAGACAGAAGTAACCCTGAGTTTCATGTGTCCTAGTGACTTCATGCACACTCAGTTCCTATCCTACTTAGCCAAGTATCTTGGCGCAAAGAAAGCAAAGAAGGCTACGCATGTCAAAGTTGACATCTACATCGAAGAACAAAGTTGAATTGAATGGACGAAGCTATCGTACTGGAGATCTCTACGATAGTTGGAACGTGCATCAACAAGCACACTTCGATGGCACTGGCATTAATGTTTACGCACCTATCCCACAAAAGGATGGGCCTCCGCTTCCATCCCTCGCTGAACAATGGCGAGAGGAATATAAGAACAGGAAGAATAAATGAGTCGAGTTCTAGTTATTGGTGACTTGCATTGTCCTGCTGTACATCCACAGTACTTGGACTTTGTGAAGGATGTCAAGAAGAAGTATCGTACTGATACAACGGTGTTCATTGGTGACGTGGTTGATCACGCATCCATCTCCTTCCACAAGAAGAATCCCGAACATCCCGCAGCAATGGATGAATACCATCAGACTGCTGAGTCTTTGCAGAAGTGGATCAAGGCTTTTCCTAAGGCTGTTGTGACGATTGGTAATCACGATGAACGTGTTGCACGTCTTGCTGCCGATGCGGGTATTCCCTCGCACTATCTTCGAGAGTATGATGCCATATACAAGACCAAGGGTTGGTCATGGGTTAACTCATACGAAGAAGATAACGTCTACTACTACCACGGTGTTGGTGCTGGCGGTATGTACCCCGCAATCAACGCTGCTAAGATGCGACTTCAATCTGTAGTGATGGGTCACTACCATAGTGTGGCTGGTATCAACTGGATTGTTGGGCCAACCTCACGTATCTTCGGAATGAATGTTGGATCTGGTGTTGATCGCTTCCATCCCGCAATGCAATATGGTTCGGCATATCTTAAGAAACCAATCGTTTCGTGTGGTGTTGTCATCAATGGTCATCCATATCTTGAACTGATGAATCTTTAAGGAGAACTCATGGGCTTGGATACATACGCTTACTATGGTGGACTTAGTCCACAAGCCACGGCAGAGGGAGACAACATGATGCCAGATCATCTGTTCCCACCGAATCGTTTGTGTGGTGGCTTGTTCTCTGGCGGCGGTGCTTCCTTTCGTGGTAAGGTATACAACGAATGGATTGAGTGGTGTACAAACGGTAAGTACACCCTTTACACGGAAGAGTTGAGCGAGAATCAAGTTCGTGATATCTATGATGCTTTGTACCGTAAGCAAGAAGACACGTACTACAAACGGTTTGTTCGTGAAACAGGTAGTGACATCACCTACGGACAGACTGTTGACCTTCTCAAATGGTTTGAGATTGTGGTGGATAACAAAGGTGTCGTTGTAGGCTGGTGGTAATGTGAATCTAACCTTACTCAGAAAGCGAGCCAAGTATTGGCAAAACCAACTTGGCCTCAAGCATTGGACAATTAAAGTTGTGTGGGCCAAGGCTGGAGAATTAGACGATGAAGATAACCTTCGGGTCTATGGGTTGAACACCTATGATCCCAATCACATGACATCTCTAATTCAAGTCTTGAACCCCAAGGATGCAGACGAAACGTATAACGTAGAGGAAACGCTTATACATGAACTGCTGCACCTTTTTATGTTCCCGCTGGAATCGGCGGCGGGTTTCTCAATCAAGTCTCCTACCGATCAATGGGAGACGGCTATGGAACAGACGATCAATCGTCTATCGGAGTTATTGAATAATGGAAGAACAAGTTCAGAATCAAGTGGTAGCCGTCAGCGATCTTCGGACTTACCTGACAGCAATGCAGACGGACATCAACCGAATGCGTGACTTTGCTAACGAACTCAGCAATCAAATCGGTACCGTGCTTACCAACATCGACAACCTTTCTACGGAGACTCCAAACAATGGCTGATCGTATCAAGAACTTTATCACCACCAACCTTACTGTTAAGTGGAGCAATCTTCTTAAGCCTGATACCATGTTCGGAGATGCGTCTGCAAACCACAACATCACCGTGGTATTGACTCCAGAGTTTGAGCAATCACTTATGCAGATTGCTAAGGACAATGGTGTGAAGAAGGTAAACGGTACCTACGAAAAGGATGGTGTTAAGACCATCAAGTTCAAGAGTAAGTCGCACGTTGACAAGGGTGCATATCCTTGCCAAGATGCAACTGGTAACTTTACCGATGTTGTTCCATTCGGTGAAGATGTTGTTCGCCTTAAGCTTGCCCCTGTTGTTATCACCAAGGGTGCAAGTAAGTCAATGTCGTTCTATCTCAACGGTGTTCAGATCGTTCAGAAGAATGCTACGATGGAGAAGAAGACCAACGGTTTCGCACCTGTTGAGGGAGGGTTTGTTGGGACGCACGTTGATGCACCAACAACAAGCAAGCCAACTGAGGCTTCCCCAACTCCTGCTGGAATTACGGATGATGAGATTCCATTCTAATGAAATGGAAGTTCCCAATCTCACCTGTGGCTGCATCACGGCCACGGGTGAGTAAGTGGGGCAGTTACTATACTGGAACTTATAAAGAGTTTCGAGAACAGGCTGTGCCTGTAATTGAAAAGGTATTAGAGGGATACGAACCAACAGATAAGAATCTACGTGTGTACGTTCAACTCTATGTCGATAAGCCCAAGTCCAGTAAACTGGATTATCCCCGACCTGATATCGACAACTATCTTAAGTCTGTGTTTGATCTAATGAACGGTCGCCTGTGGACAGATGACCGTCAGATCATATTCGTAGAAGCAACTAAAGAGTGGGCCAAGTCCACTGGCTACTTTACTGTGGAGATTCAAGATGTCTGATTGGAAGCTTACTGGAACAATGTATAGCAGTGAAGACAACAGCAAGGCTGCTGTTATTATTGAACGGTGTGAAGAAGACAGCAATAAGGTTACTGTTTCTGTTATGGAGTATGGAACAACATGCACGTGCAAGGTTTACCTTGACGATCTTGAACAGATCATCCGTGCGTTGAATACCAACGACCCAATCTTCTAATGTAACAGAGGGGTGCGGCTCTCCAACGCACGTTCATGGAAGGGTGCCTGATAGATTTGGTAAAAGGTCGTGACTTATAATCGCGCTCATGTGGGTTCGACTCCCACCCCTTCTACTATAAGCCACAGTAGACCAACGGCAGAGTCAATAGACTTAAAATCTGTGTAGTGTGGGTTCGAGTCCCACCTGTGGTACTAAAGGAGATCATATGCAACGAATGTACAGCGTAACAATTGAGTTAGTTAGGAACGTTTCGGAAACATGGTCATTCCCAATCTCTGAGGACACTGATGTTGCTCAACTTGAAGAAGACTTGAAGCGCAACCCAAATATCTTATGGACAAAGTATGACGCAGATCTTGTAATGTCGGATGACTTTGATGAGAAGGTAACACAAATTGTGGAGGGCTTCGAATGGCAGACGTGATGAGTGTAACAGTTGAGATCGTCTATCGTCGCTATGAAACGTGGTCGTTTGACATAGACGATGATGATAAGCCAACAAAGATCTTCAAACAAATTCAAGAAGATCCGTCTCTGTTGTTTAAACAATCCCGTGTTGAATGCGTCAAGGCATCAGATATTTCTGAAACAATTCTTGAAGTAATTGATTTCGATACTGATACCTTAAACATCATCGAATAAATAAATTATCCCTGTAGCTCAGTTGGATAGAGCATTCGCCTTCTAAGCGAATGGTCAGTGGTTCGAGTCCACTCAGGGATGTTAGAAAGGAAACCTATGGATACTGATACTATGATTATGATTGGCGGTATGACGTTGATTGTTGGCGGTATGTTCGCATCTTGGAAAATGCAGGATAAGGAGATCGCAAAACTTCGAAAAGAAGTCGATGAGAATTACGACTTGATGTACGAACTTAAGGCTGAAACAGAACACGGTCTTAACAACCGAATCAGCGCAGTTGTGCGTGAGGTATCGGCGTGGCAACACTCGCTTGCCGATATCAAGAAGGCAGAAGACGAGAAGCGTCGTGTCGCTGAAACGAAGTCTGTTATTAAGAAGCTTAGGGATTCTATTAAATGAAAAACGTAGACGTTAATAACGAACCTGTAAGAAACGCTGATGAGTTCACTAAAACTATTACAGAACTTCAAGAGCGTATCAAAACGCTTACCGCCGAACGCGACGAAGCAAGGCGTGAAGTCTTGACGAACGAAGCAAATCATCTACCAACAATGTCTGATCCACATAGGGAAGCAAAGCGTCGTGGTTGGGATTGCCTTGAGCCTCGCCGTCCGTGGGACTCCCACAAGGATTACAAGTGAACTACGACAATGTGACAAACGACCCTTATCTTGATGAATACTACAAGATTCATAGAGGTTTTGGTCAACCTGAGATCATCGACAAGATGATCTACGAACGCCACGATCAGCGCAACTGCTCTCCGCGCATTCAGGATAAGATTCTGAGTGCAGCATGGCAGATCAAGGAAGAATGGGTAAAGGAAGAAGTTCGTGAGTTCGTGTTGCGTATGTCGTGGCACATCCTGCACCTTGAGGAAACACTCAAGCGGAACAATATTTCCCACGAACCATACCGAAGTTACTACAACATGCCAAAGGAAGAGTAAGGTACACAAGTGAAACCAATTCCAACAGAACCAAGTATTGTTGTCTTTAACGGTGGACCAAAGAATGGAACCACCGTGCCATACAAGGTTTCCATGTATCCAGAATACAAGGTGGCAGATAACCCATGCTATAGCATTGGAAACTACTACACAGACAGTGATCCACTTCCATTCGAAGATATCAAGTGGGTTCGGTATGAATTAAAGAAGGCAATGCGTCATATTTTCGAGCCGCGTAGGTACATGGAAATAAATCCAGAATACGCTAAAGATAAATATACTGTTAAGGTTTATCACCTAAAGCACTTTGACTTTGCTTATGTCTATCAACTAGAGGGAAGTAAAAGTGAACCCGTTGTTCCAGAAGATGCGTGGTTTGGTCGTGTAACTGACACAGAATTGATTGATTCATTTCAGACTAGTAATGACGATGCCTATCTTGCTTGGGTTTACGAGGAAGAAACAAGAAAGTTAATGGAGAATGGTAATGCCTAAGACAGTACAATTTCCGCCAGATGAACCAAACGACTTTGGCTTCAGACCAACGGCTGCCATAGAAGTTACTTGGATACCTACACGAAACCGTTTAGAACTTAGTGGATACTACGATGGGTTCGTGCATATCCACGGTGCATCAATGACTCTCCGCGAGTTCTTCGATGCACTGGGGATTGACAAACGAACTTGTGACTTAGCTTTCAAGGAGAAAAAGACCAGTGGATTACCATGATATTGAAGATATTGAAATTAAATTAGAGATTCTTCAGCAACGTATTTACAATGCCTCTATTCTCTTGGCTGATTGGGATGGTTACTATAATCCCAAGACTAGGAAAGGCAACGCAGAGGAACTTGCTAAGTTGATCGAAGAGGTATACATTGTATTACAAGGTAAGAGTTGGCGTAATTAATTCTAAGGGAATGTGTAGTTCGTTCCCTAAAACTTTAGGGATACGTAGGAGAATTTTAGAATGAAGAATGTGATCGGTTTGCTTGGTTTGGTTGTGGCTGGTTCAGCATCAGCAGAGTTCGTTGTTGTTAATAACCCAGTAGTAGAGACTGTTGGGTTCTACTCAGATGCCTTCTCATCGGGCGGTGCATACACCTATGCACAGAGTGGCGCACAGCTTTTTGATTTAGAGGATTCGTATACAACCTCATCCCTCAAGTGGTGGGGTTCATCCAACGGATTCAATGATCAAGGCGTATCAAACTTTACCTCATTCGAGATTAATGTTTGGGATGCTGGCTTTAACGGTATCGTCTATACGACAACCGTTGATATGTCAAACGTAACGATCTCAAAGACAGGTGATTCAAACTTCTTTGGTCAACCCGTCTATGAGTTTTACGTTCCTTTTGTTGCTCAACTTACCGCTGGTAGTTATGCAATGAATATTGGTGTTAATCTTGAGGACGCAAATGGAGATCAGTTTGTGTGGTCTCAGGGTATGGACTCAAACAACTTCTGGCAAACATCTCCGTTTGGTCCGGGTGGTTGGGGAACTTGGCGTCCATTACCACCATCTATTGGTAATACCGCTGGTGGTGCATTCGTTCTTTCAGCACCATCACCCGCAGCAATTGCGCTGCTTGGTTTAGCAGGACTTGTTGCTAAGCGTCGCCGCTAAGCAAACTAACAAAACCCCACAGGTCGCTTGGGCCTGTGGGGTTGGAGGATAAATGTTAACTTACGTAGATCATATGGGTTGTGATGAGTCTGTATGTGATGCTGCTCGCGTGAGCATGAACAAGACAGCTGATCTGTTTACCGTTACACAGAACGAGAGACTGATTAATTACTTGGCAAGACACAATCACTGGAGTCCCTTCTCGCATTGTGTCCTAAAGGTTCGTGTAACAGCACCAATCTTTATCGCACGTCAACTGGCAAAGCATCAAGTTGGTTTCTCTTGGAATGAGGTATCACGTCGATACGTCTCAAGCGATCCAGAGTTTTGGATTCCAGACGAGTTTAGAGATAAGGCAGACAATGTAAAACAGGGTTCATCAAGTACCGTTAATGAGTACTCTCAAACCTACAAGACAAAGCTTGATAACCTGTGTAAGTATGCGGCTGAGATCTATGGTGATATGTTAAAAGATAACATCTGCCCAGAACAAGCACGTGCCATTCTTCCACAAGCCATGATGACTGAATGGATCTGGACTGGATCGTTATATGCTTGGTCTCGTATGTACAATCTTCGCTCCGATTCACACTCTCAAGTTGAGGTTCGCAGTTATGCCGCTGCACTTGGTTCAATCTGTGACAATTACTTTCCACTTTCATGGAGAGCGTTGACGAACTATGGCGTTCAATCTGAATGATCTACTGAAACTCGCACGGTTGTTTCCACCAAAGGAACGAACACACTATTCGGTTGTGTTGCATGGTAATAAGATCATGGCCTGTGGCGAGGAGAATAGAAAGAAAACACACCCTAAGGCAAAGAAGCTGGGCTACAAGTATCCAACAATCCACTCAGAACTTGCTGCCTTCATGGCAATCGACAAGTCAATCGCAAAGGAGTGTACGTTGATAAACATGCGGATCACACCAACTGGTTCTGTTGGTATGTCTAAGCCCTGCCCATATTGTCTTGGGTGGGTGTCGGAGGTTTTTAAGGATGTCTGGTATACAAATCAGGATGGAGTTTTTGTGAGGCTATGAAACGCGCAAACATTAATGTAACTCTTCTAAAGGAACAGATCGAACTAATTGAGAGTGGTCTGCCATACAGTTTGCTTACCGACGAGGAAGCAATGATTGATGGTCTGTTAGATTTTCTACACGATATTGCAACAGGCGAGATCGTGTGCTATAAGAAAGAACTAAATGGAAACCTTGAATGAGTCAACTGTAGTTTCGAGAGATCGTTGTCCCAAGTGTGCCGCAATGGGCGGTGACAACAGCGGAGATAATCTTGCCGTCTATAGTGACGGTCACGTACACTGCTATTGCTGCGGATATCACAAAGGAAACAAAATGTCAGCCGAACCTAGTACTTCTAACTTTAACAAACTGAATGGTACCTTCTCCGACCTTAGTCATCGACGTATTGAGGAGAAGACGTGTCGGCAATTTGGTTATCAAGTTGCACACGTAAACAATAACGATGTCGAGATTGCCAACTACTTCTCAACAGAGGGTGAGTTGGTTGCTCAACATATCCGTGGACCCAACAAGCAATTCGCTTGGAAGGGTTCACCCAAGAGTGTTCAACTCTTCGGTCAACACTTGTGGAAGATGTCAGGTAAGCGGTTGGTTATCACCGAAGGTGAAATCGACTGCATGACTGTGTGTCAATTGCTTGGTGGTACTTGGCCTGTTGTATCTGTTCCTAACGGAGCGCAATCAGCAATCAAGGCCATCAAGGATAACCTTGAGTTCGTCTCTTCTTACCAAGAGGTTGTCCTTTGCTTTGACATGGATGACGCTGGTCAAGACGCGGCCAAGGCTATCAGTGAGATTCTTCCACCCGGTAAGTGTAAGATCGCTAAGCTTCCACTCAAGGATGCAAACGAATGCTTGGTCACAAACCAAGGCAAGGCTGTTGTGTCTGCGATCTGGGAAGCACAGGTCTATAGCCCCGATGAGATTCTTCACATCTCTAAGATTGTAGAGTCTACCGATAATCTTCAGGCTAGGGTTTACCCCTTCCCGTTTGACAAGTTGTCTGAGTTCCTCATCGGACAACGATCAGGAGAGATTACATTGTGGGCATCAGGTACGGGTTCTGGTAAGTCAACCATTCTCCGTGAGTTGATGTATCACCACCTTGAAGAAGGTCGATCTGTTGGTGCTATCATGCTTGAGGAATCCCCTCAAGAAACTATGGATGATATGATCTCGCTTATGATTAACAAGCCAGTTCGTGCCATCAATGCAGCGAAGATGATGAATGATCTTCGTGTCCGTATGGGTAAGCCACCAATCGACATTGAGTTGTTGACCAATGACTTCTCTACTGACGAATACTTGGAGGCTAAGAAGAAGCTATCTGCCACCAACATGTACATCTACGATCACCTTGGCAACAACGCTATGGCTAACTTGCTTGCTCGCATGGAATACATGGCTGTGTCACTCAAGGTAGACGTGATTGTCCTCGACCACATCACAGCAGCAGCGGCTGGGTTAATGGGAACATCCGACAAGGACATTGAGGGTGGTGGTTCGGAGCGTATCATTATCGACACGCTTATGAAGGAACTACGATCTCTCGCTGTTCGTACTGGTGTTCACGTCGATATTGTTTCGCAACTCAAGAAGACGGATAAGGCTTATGAAGAAGGCGATAGAATTACGCTTCAGGATCTTCGCGGTTCTGGTGCTTTGGCATCTGTACCTAATACGGTCATCGCTCTTGAACGCGATAGACAGAATCAAGACCAGACCCTAGCCAACACAACCATCATTCGTGTTCTTAAGAATCGCTTGACTGGTCGTGCTGGCATCGCTAGTGCTTTGTTCTACGACAGAACAACTGGTCGTTTGCGAGAAGTTGATTGGGCAACCAACGATGAGGGAGAGGTTGTATTCCAACCCATTCAAAATGGAACAGCATGAAGTTATGCGAATGATGGCTTGGGATATGTATGCCGCGTCGATCTTGGGTATGTCTTTACATCCCGGCACAACAAGGGATGCAGCTAAACCTAAAACCATAAAAGAGATTTGTAACCTTGCCGACGAGATGTTGGCAGAAAGAGATACTAGATTTAATGCGCTTGGTTATCGACATCGAATCGAATGCCTTGATGGAGTTGACCCTCGACAATAAGGGTAGACCTGTCAAGGAGTGTACAAAAGTTCACGTTGTTGTTACAAAGGATATTGATAGCGGAGAGGTTCGAACATGGACTGTGTTTGATGAGACCTTCGATGCGTATCTCAACAAGGCAACGCAACTCATTGGACACAATCTCTATGGTTTCGATCTTGAATGTCTTAAGCGTATGCTTGGGTACAAAGGTACTGCTAAGATCTACGACTCACTGGTTGTTAGTAAACTGATGTATCCAGATCTTACAAATCACCCGCTTGGTGGTAACTCGCTTGAGTGTTGGGGTAAGCACCTTGGTAATGAGAAGATCAACTATCAAGGTACATGGGAGGAGTTGACTGATGACATGATTACGTACTGCATTCAGGACGTACACGTTGCACATCACATCTACAACCACCAACAGAAATGGATTGCGGATAACAAGTACGAGAAGATTGTTCAGCTTGAGTTTCTTGCTAGTGCTGTTGTTGCACAGCAGCAAGCCAATGGTTTCAATTTCGACATCAAGGCTGCTGAGAAACTACAACATGATCTGTTGATGTTCAAGGCATCTGTTGAAGATGAAATGCGTACCATCTTCCCAGACAAGGTTACTGAGCGTTACTCAGAGAAGACGGGCAAGCGTCTCAAGGATTCCGTTGAGGCTTTTAATCCCGGCTCTCGCAAGCAGATTGCTGAGCGGTTGTATGAGAAGTATGGTTGGTCTGCACCGAAGACAGAGAATGGTAATCCAAACGTGGATGCCACAATCCTCAGTCAACTTGACTATCCAGAAGCCAAGAAGCTTGTCGAATACTTCGATGTTCAGAAGCTTATGGGTCAGGTAGACGATTGGGTTAGCCGCTCATCGTATAGTCGAGACGGTCGCATCCACGGCTTTGTAAACGTACAGGGTGCTGCTACTGGTCGATGCACACACTCGCAACCAAACGTTGCACAGGTGTCTGGCGATCACCGTGCCAGAGAGTTATGGATTCCACACGATGGCGAGGTGTTACTTGGGTCAGACCTTAGTGGCCTTGAGTTGCGTATGCTTGCCCACTACATGGCACCATACGACAAGGGTGCGTATGCCGACGTTATTCTTAACGGAGACATTCACACCCACAACCAACAGAAGGCTGGTCTTCCCACCCGTAACAACGCCAAGACTTTTATCTACGGCTTCTTGTATGGGGCTGGCGATGCAAAGATTGGTAAGATTATCGAAGGTTCATCTAAGCAGGGTGCAGCACTCAAGGAGAAGTTTCTTCGAGAGTTGCCAGCACTTGCTAAGGTCAAGCAAGATGTTGAGTTTCAGGTAGCCAAGCGTAGTGCGGTTAAGTTAGTTGACGGTCGCTATGCACCAGTACGTAGCGCACACGCTGCACTCAATACCTTATTGCAAGGTAGTGGTGCTGTAGTGTCTAAGTACTGGATGATCCTTGCTAACACCAGACTGAGGGAACGGTTTGGTGCCAACGTTGTCAAGCAACTAGCGTATGTGCATGACGAACTTCAGTTCTCATGCCCATCAGCGATTGCTGAAGAGGCTGGCAAGATAGTTACTAATGCGGCAATCGAAGCAGGTACTAGACTTGCTATCGCTATGCCAATCAACGCGGAGTATAAAATTGGAAACAACTGGTCACAAACTCACTAAAGCATCTGTCGGCTTCTACGACTTCAGTAAGATTCAGGGTAGGTATTTTGGATTGTTGGCTAAGATTCTTAACGGTAGCCATGTAACACACGCTGGCCTCATCCTTGAGGCTGGCGGCAAGGAGTACCACTTTGTAATCTGTAGCGCAAAACAAGAATGGGATGGTCGTATAGTACCAGTCAGTAAACTATACAATCTAGAAACCTTACAAGGGTTGGGTGCTGTCCTCATCGGTCGAACAGAAATGTGGATCACTGAGGATATGTCACTTGGGGATGCTATAACGGGGGCATCGTCATATACCGACAGTAATGCTTGGGATATGATTTTCCATTACTTTGTTGGGCGGTTCATTGGTTTAACAAGACCACGGAATTGCACAACACATATCTGTTCTTTCTTTAATATCGAAGACTGCTTTACACCAGCAGAGTTGTTTAGGAGATTCAATGATAACAATCTTATTGTCCGGCCAAGCGAGAGTCGGTAAGACTACAGCTGCTGAGTTTATTGCAGCGTATGCAAAGAAGTGTGACTTCAAACCAATCATCCTCCCCTTCGCTAAGGCTATTAAGGATGAGGCATTAGCTGCCGGATTTGACAAGGCAACTAAGCCACTAGAGTATCGTGCCTATTGTCAAGACGTTGGTGAGTCCAAGCGCAAGGAAGATCCAGATTACTGGTTGAACTTGTTTAAGAAGGCTTGGAAAGAAGCCGCAATCAAGGATGCAAACGCAGCACAAGACGAAGAAAAGCTTTGGAAAGAAACCGTAATCATCGTTGACGATTGTCGGTACCTTAATGAACTTAACTTCGGTCGAACGAACGGAGCCATCACTGTCTTCATCAGCCGTGGTTCAAGAGACCTAGAAGATCAGAATGCTGATTGGCGTAAGCATGAATCAGAAGAGATGGCAAACCGATTCGAGTCTGGCGATAAGGATTACGTTCAGATGTTTGATTGGGTTATCAAGAACGAAGGAGACACCAAGCTTCTTCACTCCAAGTTAAGCGCACGTCTTCCTGATTGGTTGGGTCTTGATCCACACTGCTATCTGTCTTGTGATTGCCTTGGTTGTACAAAGACCAAGAAGGATGAGCCTATGAATCTTGATGAGTTCTTTGAAGAGTTGTTTGGAGACGAAGAAGAATGAGTCTTGATACCGTTGCAATGATTGGATATGAACATGGAGAGTTTAGGGAGGCACCGGAGGATTGGTTCTCTGGTACTGATCTTCTTGTTCGTGGAACAAAGGGAACAGATAACTGGATTCGTGGTCGATACTATGATGAGGTTATTAAGCAGACCACTGGTTATACATTGTATCACCAACTTAAGAACGGTACCGTCAGAGACATCTCACGTCTTTTGAATGAGTACACCTTTGCCCACATCTCCAGTGTAGCAAACAGACGTGTACAAATATCTAACGAAGAGCTGCAACAATTAAACAAATGGTTTAAGATAGCAGCTGAGAAAGGTTGTTTCCTTGAAGCTTGGTATTGATCGTGCAATCTTAGATGGCGACATCATTGCGTATCGTGCTGCCTTCTGGGCAGACCAAGAGGGAGCTGAATGGTTAGATAGACGATTGATGGATGACGTTAAACGGTGGACACCACCGGGAATAACTGATATCACAATTGCTATCTCCTGTTCACGTAAGGATAACATCCGAAAGGATTACCTCCCTAGTTACAAAGAACACAGAGACGGCAGACCATCACCAGATTGTCTATCCGACGCTATTGCTTTCTTACGGGATAACTATGAGACAGCAAGCGAACCTAGACTTGAGGCTGATGACCTAATGGGTATTGCTAAGTCTGGGTTTAAAGCAATTTGTGTAACCATCGACAAAGATTTACAACAAGTTCCCGGCTATTCGTGGAAGCCACGGCTGAACTTGGATGACCAAGAGGCTGAGATAGAATATACCTCAGTTTCTGACGCAGACTTTTGGTTTCATCGACAATGGATCACAGGAGATTCGACCGATAATATCGGGGGTATCTGGAAGCTTGGCCCCAAGAAGGCTGAGAAGCTTCTGAATTCCACCCACCCCAAGAACCATACCGCCCTAGTCCTGAGCCTCTACGAGACCCGTAGCGACAAGGATGGCAAGCCGTATACCCTTGAGGATGCTGTAGCAATGGGACGCTGTGTCCGCATTCTACGGGATGGGGAAAATACCCCATGGCACCCATACGAGTAGTCCCTGAGTTAGAGCTAGGAAACAAGAAGATGATCGAATATAACACTAATACAACAACCTTTGACAACCCCAATAACTATACATCAACAAGTTCCGTCTTTGTGAAAGACACAGACGTGTACATTAAAACAGGAAGACATGGCTATCCCTCTAGGGGAACCCAAGCAGCAGCTGGGTTTGACCTACGTGCAGACATCTACGAGCCAATAAAGATCAAGCCTAATGAAACGGTTATGATTTCTACTGGTATTCAATTAGCTCTTCCAGAAAACGTTTGCGCTTTGGTCTTACCAAGGTCTGGCCTTGCGGCCAAGCATGGCATTACCGTAGCAAACACACCGGGTCTTATTGACCCAGACTATCGTGGCGAGATTAAAGTTCTACTTCGTAATGAAGGAACCAATACATTTGTCGTTGAGGATGGCGACCGTATTGCACAACTTTTATTCACTCCCTTCTTTGCACCGTCCTTTGTAACCGTTGAGGAACTTAGCCAGACACTCAGAAATGACGGTGGCTTTGGCTCAACTAACGTAAAGTAATTATGAATACATTTGAGAATTTTATTGCTCTTAGTCGATACGCCCGATGGATTGAATCTGAACAACGTCGAGAGACTTGGGAAGAAACTGTTGATCGTTGGTGGAATTATTTCACAAACAAGGAACCAGTTCTTAAGGAAAGACCAGACATCAAGCAAGCCGTCTTGGATCGGGAAGTATTCCCATCCATGCGAGCGTTGATGACCGCTGGCCCTGCCTTGGATCGTGACCATACCGCTCTTTATAATTGCTCTTATCTAGAGATTGACTCTGTTGAATCATTTGCCGAACTTCAATATATCTTGATGTGCGGTACGGGTGTTGGCTACAGCGTTGAACGACGTTGTATTGGTAAGCTTCCACAGGTGCCATCAACAATCGAACGTAAGCCAGATACCGTCATCACGGTAGAAGACTCAAGAGAAGGTTGGTGCAACGCACTTAAGGATCTCTTGATCTGTCTTTATCATGGAGTCCATCCAACGTGGGATACCACATTGGTACGTCCCGCTGGCGCACGTCTCAAGACATTCGGTGGAAGAGCATCTGGCCCTGGACCACTTGAGGCTGTGTTCAAGTTCATCGTCAACTCTTTCTATAAGGCTAAGGGTAGACGCTTAACAAGTCTTGAGTGTCACGACATCTGCTGCGTCATTGCTCAGTCAGTTATTGTTGGTGGTGTTCGTCGCTCTGCGATGATCTCCCTCAGCGATCTTGAGGACAAGGAGATGGCAGATTGCAAGAGTGGTAACTGGTGGCAAAGCCACTCGTACCGCGCCCTTGCAAATAACTCCGCAGTTTATGCGGAGAAGCCAAGCCTTGGTAAGTTCATGCAAGAGTGGTCTTCACTGTATAATTCATTCAGTGGAGAACGCGGCATCCTTAACCGTGAAGCTCTTCAGACAGTTTGCTCACGTGTTGGTCGTGGCGTACCAGATGGTGTTCATCTTGGAACCAACCCATGCTCTGAAATCATTCTCAGACCGATGGAGTTCTGCAACCTATCGACTATTGTCGTAAGACCAAACGACAGCAAGAAGGATATTCGACGCAAGATTGAACAGGCCACCATCATCGGTACCGTTCAATCGAAGTTCACATACTTCCCATACCTACGGGAAGAGTGGAAGAAGAACTGTGAAGAAGAACGCTTGCTTGGTGTCAGCATGACTGGTATCTTTGATAACATGTTTACTGCGGGACAGACAAGCCCAATGGATCTCATTGGTTTCTTACAGGACATCAGAGATGCAGCACAAGACATCAACGTTGAGTGGGCTAACAAGCTAGACACCGAACCAAGCAAGGCTATTACTTGCGTCAAGCCAGAAGGTACAACTTCATGCTTGGCTGGTTGCTCGTCTGGTATTCACCCACCGTATGCACCATACTACATTCGACGTGTTCGCTTGGATAAGAAAGATCCAATGTATCACTTGATGAAGGATCAAGGCGTACCAGTAGAGGATTGTGTAAACAACCCAGACTCTACTGCCGTCTTCTCCTTTGCAATGAAGTCAGCACCCGGATGTAAGACAACCCAAGACCTAGATGCACAGACGCACTTGATCTTGTGGAGAATCTACGCAGACTATTACTGCGAACACAAGCCATCCGTAACAATTAACTATACCGATGACGAGTTCTTGCGACTTGGTGCATCGGTCTATGAGCAGTTTGATTATATTTCGGGTGTGTCATTCTTGCCAAAGGCTGAACACACCTATGAGCAAGCACCGTTTGAACCAATCACAGAAGAAGAATACAATAACTTCCCAAAGGTAGTAGTTGATTTCTCTCTCTTAAAGCAGTACGAAAAAGAAGATGAAACAAAGGCAGCACACGAACCAGCGTGTACTGCAGGAGGTTGCACAATCGTATGATCGAAGAAACACTAAAGGTAAAACTTGAGCGTGGCCTTCCAATGACCGAAGCTGAGTTTAGTCGGCTTGCTCGCCAACTTTATAATATGATGACCGCTCTAGAGAAGGAACTAAATGAAATCAAAGTATCCCTACCTAGACCCCGAATGGATTCCTTTGCTGAGGGAAATGATTTCCCCGACAAATCAGTACGATCCAAACCAAACAAGTGAATATCTAGCTCGTAGCCTTGCTTACCAAGCTGGCAAGCTAGATCTATTATCGAAATTAGAAGCTGTTGTTAGAAAGCAACAGGAGGATATGACAAATGGCTGATCCTTTTGTAAACTATAACGCAGCACTACAGGCGTTTATGCAGGGAGGCAGGACAGATACTGCCTCTCTGTATGAGGCCACGAATAGACTGCGACAAACTTCTTTTGTGGGAGAAGAAAGCACACCACTAAGTCGTTTCTACGATGACGTTGCACAACGTTATCTAGAAAAGACTGAAGCTGCCAAGATCGAAGAAGAATCTATGCGTGAGAAGTTTGAGAAAAGGTATAAGGCTGCTGAAGATCAGTGGCTTGGTATTGCTAAAGAACAACTTCTTGAAAACATGGCAGCTACTAGAGGTCGTGATCTATTAAGCCGCAGTGAAAAAGAAAAACAACTAAATGAAATTTCTGCGATAACTTCTGTAGAAGATTTTAGAAAGAGATTTCCATCCTTTAAGATGCAGACTGAAGGCGGTAGTTTTAAATCTTCGGCCCGAAGAAGTCAGAATAGTATGTTCAAAATTCTAACAGAAACGGGAGAACGTCGTAAGGCATCTGAAATCTACCGTAGCACAGCACTTCCGGGCTGGGGTAAATACGCAAAGGCTTTGACTGATGTGGAAGTCTTTGGTTCCCAATCAGCATCCGCAAAGAAATCTGCTCAACAAGAGTTAGACAAACTTGCTAAAGAAAACGAACGAAGACAACGTGAGTTTAACGAATCTAAACAACAACTTTTAGAAAGTGCCGAAGCAGTCGGGCGTACCAAGCGTCCCGGATATGTTGAGCGGCCCTTATAAGGAGCTAATATGGGCGCACCAAAAATCTCTGGCGGTATGACCGCCGCAGAACAGAAGGAGCTGCTCGCTGAAGAGCGGGAGTTTCAAAAAGAACAAGAAGAACGCCGCCGTCTCATGGCGGAAGAAGAAGAGAATAGACGCTTGGCTAGAGAAGATGCCGAAAAGCAACGACTCGCTGCCCAAGAAGCGGAGAAGATAGCCTCAGCAGATCGTGCCGAACAGTCATTGATCGAAGAAGCTGAGAGCATGGACAAGGATAAAGAGAAGGGTGTTATGGCCCTCACCTTCTTCGAAGCCTTGAATAAGGGTGTAACTACCCAGAGGCCACAATGAATACACTAGCCGAACGCTTTCAGAGAATGCACGGCAATCGGCAAACTAAACTAAACAGAGCAAGGTATTGCTCAGCTGTTACCGTACCCACATTGCTTCCGCCAGAAGGATGGAGCGAGGGTACGTCATTACCTCAACCATACTCTTCGGTTGGTAGTCGTGGTGTAACGGGATTAGCAAGCCGAATCCTCAGTGCGTTAATGCCGCTTAACGATACACCATTCTTTAAGTTTCAACTGAGGGATGGTAGTCAGGCACCACCAGAAATTCAACAATACCTAGATACCCTATCGTTTCAAGTATACAATAAGTTATCCTCTACAAATCTTAGAGAAACTGTATATCAAGCCCTTCAACATCTCATCGTTACTGGTGACGTGCTGATTGAAATGGATTCAGATTACTTCTTTACCATCTACCGCCTTGACCAATACTCTGTACAAAGAGATATCATGGGTGAGGTGCTTGAGGTTATTCACCTTGAGTATGAGGTAGATGATCCAGAGTTTATTGATTACTCATCGTACTCTGACATTGAACACAGAGTTGGTTACAAGACCTACTACTGCCAGTATCTTCGCCAAGATGATGGTACATGGGCATACTCGAAAGAGAATGCTGAGGGTGAAGTTATAGAGTCTGGTATCTATCTCGTTGTTCCGATGGCTGTCCTTCGGTGGTACGCCATCGCTGGCGAGAACTATGGTAGATCGCATTGCGAAGATATCCTTGGAGATCTCAATACACTTGAGGCTTATACGAAAGCGCAGATTGAAGGCATGGCAGCTGCCAGTGCTTTCTGGATCGCAGTAGACCCTCAGGGTATTACAGAGGTCGATGATCTAGCGGGTGTTAGAAACGGATCATTCGTTGCTGCAAAAGCTTCGGATATCTCCGTCATCTCACCAGCCGGAACCATTCAACCACAGGTAGCAGCAGCTGCTCAGGCTGTCGAGAACATGAGACGCGAGGTTGGTCAGGCATTCCTAATGACTGGTCAAGCGATTCCATCAGGTGATCGTGTTACCGCTACAGCAGTACGCATGATCGGTCAAGAACTTGAAACGGTTCTTGGTGGTGCATTCTCTTCGATTGCACGTACACTTATGGAACCAATCGTCAAGCGTTGCATTGTACAAATGTTGGAAGATAAACTTCTAGATGAACGCCTAACAGAACAGTTCTTTGACAATGACGGTACCTTAACCGTTAACATTGTAACAGGTCTTCAAGCACTTAGTCGTGACTCCGATCTTCAGAAGCTTATGCAAATGGGTGAGATGGTTCGAAATCTCCCACCAGATGCGTTGGCTACATTTAGATGGGACTCATATTCCAGTGCGCTTATTACAGCCCTTGGGTTTGACGCAAGAAACTGGGTCAAGTCACAGGATGAAATTGCACAGGAAAGAATGGCAGCTCAATCTATGCAAGTACAAGCAGATACCGCATCCGCTGTTGGCACTGGTATTGCTTCATCCGCTCAGGATTTAGCAAGTGCCGCTGTTCCCGCACTCATGGAGCAACAATTACAATGAACCCAATGAGAATTATTGGTGCAAGTAATAACGACATCAAGTCCGTAAATCGAGTAACATATGTGGTAGACACAAATGAGGTTGTTGCTTACGTAAACAAATCAACTTTACTTGGACGTTATCCAAATCTTTACTATGCGTATGAAGCTGTTCGTGGTGCAATGATGCGTTGTGGTTGTAGAGACATGATTGATGTCATCACAAAACCTACAGATGTTGTATCAAGCCACACGCTAGTTCCAACCATTGGTACGGCATTTCTAGCAAACATGAGTTTAGAAGCTACTGGATCAGTGTCTTTTATTTATGTTACAGCTCAAACAAGATTTGAGGGAGTAACCGCAGTTCCAATTGTTTTAGTTCCTGTATTTGAAGCACCTCCACAGCTTACATTTTGCTATAAAATATCATCAGCTATAATTACCGCACCAACAAACCCAACAGCGGCTCTTGCAGCTGGATTCACGCGCATAAACTCAGGTGATTCAATTGTAATTCCAACCGGAAACCTAACAAATAATCGTTGGTTTCTTAGAATAGCCCCGCTTTGGGATGTAAATGAAGTTTTTACAGCACCATCCTTTACATTTAGAGTATTCCTAGCTACTAGGCCATCCTTGGCTTTTGGTTCATTTAACGTAAATCTCGGATAACAATATGCCCTTTATTACATATAACCCAGCAAGTTTTACTACTCCGGCGTATGAGGATGCAAGATCTTTTGCTATCTGGGGCGTGTCGTGGTTTACAGAAACAGACCTAAGTCGCTTAGGTCCATCAACACCAGCCGTTGTTTGGATGGCCCCCCAGACCCTAAACGGTGGAACACGTCGATCTGACCACACCGGAACAACGAACTTACCAACAGCTGTAACATCTTATATTGATAAGGTTAAACAATTTCCTAAGGGAAGACGTGTTATCATGCCACAGTATTGGTTGGATGACACTCTTGGTGGTAATGATCGCGCAAATAGTAACCACTATAAAACACTTGGACAACAGATGGCAGCACACGGTGCTGCTGGTACTTTCATAAATTCCCCGTTCCAACGTTTACACCAATCCGTTGACTTTAAAACCACATGGACCAAGTGGGTAGAATTATGCGAAACAAACGATGCAACGTTTGATTACATTGTGGATGACCAAGAACAATGGCGCTTATGGTCTTTAAACAGCAATCAAATTATAGCAGATCCGGGTTGGACTGCACCAACCTGGATGACCGATAAGGATGCTAGAGTACCATTCTCTATGATAAACGACGCACGTTTTGAGAATCCACTGTATGGCGATCCAGTTACAAATCAAAGCATGAGAGAATTGTTGGTCTATTACACAAACATTGCAAGACCATCTTCTCCAATAGCCAATACACTATCGGCTGTTCAGACTGCATTTGCTGATTGGAACATTACCGTAGCAAGTCCAGGAATCTCTCCGTACACCAGCAGCAGAAATCCATTATGGTACGCATGGCGTAGAATGATGGGCCGCGTTCATATTCGACAACGTGTAGAGTTAGTTCTAAAAGAGACCATTCAAAAGCCGTGGTTTACTGGATACTATTCTGACTATGGTGTTATTGGTGGAGAGCCGTGGGAAACTCCTTGGCTCATTCGCGCACAACACTATGCAGAAAACTATTTAGCACACCCTCTCTGTCGAGGAGCTCCGGAGCTATACGGATACGCTAGCAACATGCCAACAGTCTTTGGATATCACCCAACACCGACAACTGATGTTCAAAGATACGGTTTTGTTCGACCCGCTGATGGCGGCGTTTTAACCAACGCCCTAGCTGGAGATGCTGGCCGCGTCATGTACTCCTTCATGGGAGATCTTGCTGAGGCTGTTGAAACATCTAGAGTCAATTATAGACGGGATTGGGCTGCATGGGTAGGCACACCACACTGGGCGTATAATCCATCATTCTATCAGTTCGATGATCGTTATGCCATTGAATTGTATTACCACCTTGCTTTATTAGGTTGTAATCCCTTTATCATCTTCCCCGGAGAAGGTGAGATCCCAGAAGGAGAAAACCCATACGTATTGCCATCTGATATTCTTGTTGAGATTAAACGAATTACAGATAACGGTGGCTTACGACCATGTGACTCTACTGGTAATCAGTACGCCCCGCCAGATAGATATGTATTAGCTGATTGTTTAACCGACAAGGGTATTGTTACGGGTGGAACAATTCAGCACGGACCAAAGAAGGGCCAAAATGTTTGGAGAATTACAGTACCTCCTCACATTATAGATGGTAGTGGCAATTCTTTCATTAACCTACCCGATGGAACAAAGTATCAAGTAGGACCAACTACAAGAGGTGCTTGGTACTTTGGTCAAACTAAACCAACTGTAACTATTACGACAAGTTAATTATGGAAAACACAGAACCAACGACTCCACAAGCAGTGGAACAATCAGCGGTTTCAACACCTGTTGACCGCGAGGCTAGGGCGTTTGAAACACACGTTATTCAAAACCAAATCCAAGTACCAGACAACTTCAAGTCTGTCGGGGATTGGTTCAACGCCCTTAAGTCTGCTCAAAAAGAGTATACCAAGGCTCGACAGGAAATCTCTGACCTTAAGAAGCAGATTCCAGTAGCAACACCCGAAGCTCCAGAGCAACCAAAGGAAGCCCCAGCTCCTGTGATTCCGGAGGAACTTCGCATTCCAGATAAGCTACCGGAGCAACCTACTTCACCACAGCAGACAGAAATTCTCACTAAGGATGAATGGAACAAGTATTCAACTGAAGTTGCTGTCAACGGCACTCTATCTAATGAGTCACGTGAAGCAATCAAGACGAAGACAAAGTTACCAGATTACGTTATTGATGACTTCTTAGCGGGACAGAAGGCCCGTCTGCAACAGGCATACGGCAGCGCAGCAGGGGTTGTAGGAGGAAAGGATCAACTCGCCCGTGTATTCGATTGGGCAAGTAAGAATCTTTCAACCGAAGACCAGAAGTCTGTGAATGCCGCATTGTCTTCACCTTCTTGGGAGGTAGCTTTGCTTGGATTGAACGCTAAGTATCAATCCGCAGCAGCAAAGAAGCCAACCGCAAATGAGCCAGTTAAGGCACCATCATCCCAAAAGGTTGGTGCTACGACGGCTACCCCAACGCTTGGAGCGTATGCTTCCAAAGCAGAATTTTATAAGGATCGTAAAGACCCCCGATTCGCGGGTGATCCACGATTCCGCCAAGCGGTAGAAACACGCATGGCAAAAACAGATTTCAATTCATTAAGATAATAAGGATATAAAACATGCCAGTAACAGGTACAGATATTACAGCAGACAATCTTCCATACAGATCAGACGTAGCAGCAGGAATCTCAGGTCCAATCGCAGGTGCTAGTAAGCTCTGGCTCAGCATTTGGTCTGGTGAAACCATTCACGCTTACGATGAATACAACATGTTTGAGTCACTCGTTGATTCAAAGACCATCAGCAACGGCGTTGCTATGGAATTCCCAATCACTGGTACCGTAGCTCTCAACGCTGCGTGGGCCGCTGGTAAGGAACTCGTTGGTTCAACAACCGACAGCACTTCTGCGACCATCGCTATCAAGCTTGATAAGCGTCCAATCGCAGCACACTTCGAAATCGACAACGTAGATCTCATGCAAACTCAGTGGGAATTCCGCTCTGAGCTTGCGCGTCAAGCTGGTCTCACCCTTGCTAATGCACGTGATAAGCAAATTGCTGCTTACATTGCAAGAGCAGCAGCTGAAGACCTTAACTTTAACACAGCGTGGGATGGCGACGGAACACCATCTGTCGTTGGCACTGATGACCCACGCTCAGTTCCAGCTGGACCAGTCTTCCTCAACGGTAAGTTCTTCGACCTCGGTCGCTCAGCTTCTGCTTCAGCAGACCGCGCAAACGCAGCTCTCGCAGCTCTTCAGGCTTGCGAAGACTTCGTTGTATACCTCCAGACGATCAATGCACCAACCGATGGCGTTTACCTCGCCGTCGAACCACGCGCATTCCAAGACATCCGTGCGCTTGGCGTTGCACGTGCATCAACCGAAACTGTCAACATGCAACCAATGTTCGGTGGCGTTGCTCAGGCTGGCGGTCTTGGTGCTGCTCTCACACAGGGTATGAACGGTCTCATGGACTCGCTTGAGTACATGGGTGTTCGTATCATCAAGAGCAACCACCTCCCAACCTCCAACTTCTCCGGTATCGGTGAAGATCGTTACAACCTCGCCTTCGGTGATGCTGGTGTATGCGGTCTTCTCTTCCAACGTAGCGCGGTTGCAGCTCTCAAGTTGCAAGGTCTCAAGGTTGATACCCTTGATGATATCCGTCGCAACACCACCTTCACTGTCGCAAGCATGATGGCTGGTACTGGCGTTCTCCGTCCAGAATGCGCCGCAGTTCTTGTCAAGCCAACCGCAAGCAACTGGGTCGTTACTACCGAAACAACCGAAGCAGCCTTTGCTGCTGCAACCACCGTAACGAATAAGGCAAATGCAAACTTCTTCACTGGTGCAAACCTCAATGGCACGGCTACCGTAGCAACCTACCTCCAAGCAGCTGGTTCTGGTGGCGAAGCTGCAGCTAAGGCACGTCACGGCCTTCGTTGCAACTACGGCTCAACCTTCAGCCGCGAAGTCGTAAACACTGCAAGTGGTGCCTTCCCCTACGCATAATTAGTGTAGGATACTTCTATTACTTTTGTAATGGAACGGTGATCATATATCTAGCCAAGAGTCCTCGAAAGGGGACTCTTGGTTTTTTTTTTCTTTCTTAGAAAGGTAAACAACATGGGATACTTAACTAAACTAGATGCAGTAAATCAAATGCTGCTTGCTGCTGGAGAATCGCTTGTTGCGGATCTTAACGAAGCAAGTGGTATTGATACAGGAATTTCAGAATTTCTCTTAGACCAAGCCTCACTTGAATATCAATTAAGAGGCTTAGCTAATAACAAAATCATTAAGACGGTACAACCAGACGCTCAAGGATACATTCTTTTGGGTTATCCAAACACAGACTTTGGTGGTGTACTCGATGCTAAGTTACTATCGTTACACCAAACAGAAGATGGTTCAGCCATCGTTGCCAGAGTACAAGAGGGAAATCCTCCAAAGCTTTGGAACATGACAGAAGACACAGATGTTTGGGTAGATGGCGATTATCGTATTGAGCAGATTAACTTCTTACAATACGACCAACTAGATACAAACTCTCAGCGTACAATTCTTTCAGCTGCTACCAGAAAGTATCAGCTATACACTCAAGCAGATCCAGCCGTAGACAACTACTTGGCACAACGAGAGATGCTTGATCGTATGCGGTCACGTGCAAATGATATCTCAGCAAAGCAAAGAACCATTTGGGCAAACGATGTCTCTTATGCAGCTGGCAAACGACCGCCATACTTTGGTACAGATCCTGCCGCAATTAGACGAGGACTAATATGAAAATAACAATTCCTGTTTACTCATTAAGCGGGGGTGTAAGCCGACAGCCAGACTCAAAGCGTACTCCCTTTGAGGCACAGGAGATTGATAACTGCTTCGTCACAGTAGAGAAGTCTATTGAGAAGAGAGCTGGCTTTAAGGTTCTTGATAGCAACACCGAAAACTATGATCTATCATTTCTTCCGTTAACTGTAGACCCAGCATTCGTTTGGTATACTATTAACGATGAAAACAGATATCTCTTAATCATTGACCGTAGTGCATCAGGCGCAACAACAAATATCTTGTATGTTGTTAAGCTTACAAGCGATGGTTGGGTAAACGAAACACCAAACTTTCAGTGGGATTCAGAAGACCCGTCTCTAGAGTGGGATGGATCTACGGCAATTCTAGACGGAGATGTTAGATACCCAATCCATCAACTAGCATTACAAGAAGGTGGATTAGATACACTTCTTGTTAGATACAACACTGTAAAAGCGCGTGGTATTATTTCACGATACTCAAGAGCCTACCTTACACACGAAACTGGAAACGCACAAGAAATCCTAAAGTCATTACAGTTTGGTACTTCAATCTTAATGTTGAATACCAAGGTATATGCTGGCTTTACTTCGGGGACCAACGGAAAGACAGTAAACCTCAATGGTCAAGAAACAACCGAAGATGATCTAGTTGGTCGAGCTGTTACGTACTATACGTCAGCTCGAATCCGAAAGACAACCAACGGTCGTTTGTATCCAGAAGGTACAACCCTAAACGATGGTGAGGCATGGGATACTGGCTTCATTGCTAAGCAGATTCCAGTTGAAGATTATATCTATGGGGATTTTGATAAGCCTTGGTTGGGTCAATCAATGGCTAACTTCTCTGAGATTCGCTTTCCACCAGATAAGAATGACTGGAAGGCTATCAACAAGAACTTAGATACAACGCCTGTCGATGACAAAGCAAAGACCATGTTGGATCTTTTATACGATCCAGATGCTCCTCTAGGTTCTCTACAAGAAGGCGATGGAAAGGTCTACTTTACCGCAGCTCCATACCTTTCGGTTGATGCTGGATATTACCGTATCGTTTCTTTTCCAGAAACAGAAGCATATGATGGTTCTGTTATTGGTCCGGGAAAGCCATACACGCAACGTGTACGAACCCCCGATCACTGCAGCGTACTTGATAAAGCAAGAATGCCTCAGCGGATTACGTTCAACAACGGTAAGTTCACGATGGCACCTATTGACTGGGCTGCTAGAACTATTGGTGACCGGGAAACAAATCCCGGACCCTCGCCATTCCTCACATCAACGAGACAAGCAAGACACATTCAACTAACAGCTCTTGCTAACTTTAGAGATAGATTGTTTATTGCCGCTGGTGATATTATCTTCTCATCTCAACTTGGTGTATTAGAAGACCTATGGATTAAAGACCCATCAAACGTTACCACGGCTGACCCAATTGATATTCGCGCAGCGAGTAACTCATACGCTGAAGTTACAGCGATGATTCCATTCAATGCCTATCTATTTATCAATACAAAGTCAAATGTTCAGTTCGAACTAAAGGGCGATAGTAATCTAATCTCTCCACTCACAGCAGAAATCTCTGCGACAACATTCTATTCTACAGCTGAACTTGTTGATCCAATTAGCCTTGGCAGTAACATCTACTTCTGGGATAGCCAGAGATTGTACATTTACTTGAATCAAGATAGTAGAGAATTCAATACCGCCTTTGATTTATCACAGGGTATTCGAGGCTACTTGCCGTCTACCTTTAAGTCAATCGCTGTAGCCACAGCTAATAACCAACTCATTGCTGTAGACGGTGCAAACACACACCACCTTTACTTCTATGGCTCACGTTTCATGGGTGATGAGATTCGTCAATCAGCATTCTGGCGATATACGCTATCGGATGTTGAAGACATTCAAAGTATCAATACTTATAAAACAATTCTGTATGCTATTACCAAGAGACAGACAACTAATGCAACTGCTTGGTATTTGCTTGCACATGATTTAGAAGACCACGAAAACCCAAGACTAGATAACTTCTCAGACATTGTTCTAACAGAAAGCAATTGCACAAGTGTTGGTATGACATCGACACTTATCGTTCCTTACGTCTTAGACACCACACAAGATGTCTATGTTGTATTGGAAGAAGATTGGGAAGGTCTAGCCGGATCGGTCTTCAAGGCAGCTGCTAGCTCCGTTGTTGGGTTTAATACCGAACTTACTATTGCTGGTATCTCTTTACCAGACCATGTAGGAAAGACAGTATTTGTTGGTTCTGGTTTTAGAATGAATGTTGAGTTGTCCAAGCAATACTACAGACAGAATGATGGAAACATTATTGAGGGTGTTGCAAACCTTAAGACCTTACACATCAGGCACAACGACACGGGTACATATCGTGTCGAAGTAACCAGACGTGGAAGACCAACACCCCTTATCAGTGAATTCTCTGCAACCAATACCGAAACCACAGAATACAGAGAAGGTAACGGAACGTTTGTTGCTAAGGTATTTGGGTTTTCTGATGAGACAACGGTTCGTTTAATCTCTGATGGTGTTACTCCATGTAACATAACCCAACTAGAGTTTAGAGGAACCTTTAATAAGAAATCAAAATCATTGAGATAATCTATGCCTACAAATCAGACTTCAGTAACAACAACAGTACAAACAACGTATGTGTTACCGATCTCCTTCTCAGCCTTAACGATGGCAGATGGAATTGGAATGCAAGAACAGTTGTTAGTATTTAGACCAAACATTGACTCTATCTATGGGTCATCCCTAACCATTGAGGACTATCGCGGTCTTGGTCAAATCGCTTCCTCTTGGCTTACAATCAACACCACAACAAGACAGATTACGGGAATCTCTATTCCACCGTCAGCAACCTATACCCTCAGTACTGGTGCTACGGTGGCATATCCAGCTCTTGTTGCGGCAGAGCCTCTTATTGTTTTACGCTCTGTGGTTTCATCAGAGCCTTATGTTGATTGGGTAACTGGATCAAGAATCACAGCTGACCAGCTTAATCTTAATACGTCACAGCTATTGGCTGTATCGCAAGAACTTAAGAATTCCTTAAGTGATAAGATTGGTCGTGATGATTTTGATGCTATCGTTAACCCTCTCACAGAAGACTTGAATTGCAATACTAAGAAATTAACAAACCTTGCAACACCAACTTCAGCATCGGATGCGGCAACTAAGGCATACGTCGATGACGCTATTAACACAGCCGTCACAAGCAAGCTTGGTCAAGCCAACGGTATTGCAACCCTTGATTCAAGCAACTTGCTAACCACATCACAGCGTCCTTCCTCAACGTCCGTACTACCCGGATCATTCTTCTCTAAGGCCACCGCACCAGTTAGAACAACAGGTGGCGATGGTCTATACAAGCATGGTTCAATCTGGTTCAATACATCAACTGGTCGGTTGTTTGTATACATTCCAGATGATCGGTATACTGGATTATTAGACACACATAACGGAGACATTGGCTATTGGGTCGATGTTTCCTCACCCGCATTGTGAGGCATTCTTGGCTATTAACTTTCCAAACGCTCCAGCAGATGGAGCCACATACACTGAGGGTACTGTTCAATGGCAGTACTCCAGTTCTAATAATGCTTGGACAATGATCACCACGGGAACCGTTGGCATTGACAACGGGGTGAATCACGATCAAGAAGTTGTCTTCTTAGACCGTAACGTCACAAATCAAAACATTCCTACAGCTGGTGTTGGTCTTACCTATAATCCAACAACCAGAAAGCTTGGAATCAAGGCTAACGCATTTCAAGCAACCAACCTATTCGAACTCACGAATAGCTCAGACGTAGTTCTTTCTGCGTTCAATGCTAGGGGTATTCTCAACAAGGCTGGTCAGATTTATTACCAAGGTACTTCGCCAACGGTTGATGCTGCTGATACAGGTCAACTTTGGTATAACACGGCGTCTGGTACACTTAATATTTGGACTGGTTCCGTATGGTCATCTGCTGGCGGTGGTGTAGACATTGCCTCTAATCAGGTTATCACTGGTGCCAAGTCATTCTCAACTAACGTTACCTTGGGCAGCAGCGCATCTTTAGTTGGTGAATCATCGTTGGTGTTTAAGCCAACGAACACCACAGCATTAACGCTTACAACCACAGCAGCAACCTTTGCTGTACCTGTAAACTTCTCAGCTGTTGGAGCAGACGTTAAGAACGCCGTTGTAACTAAGGCAGATAACATGACGGTTGATGGGGTTAAGACCTTTAGCGGAACAATCAATGCCGCTGCTGGTATTCTTATGAACTCAGGTTCTGGAACAAGCAGAATCTTTGCATCAGCTGCCACATCAAGTGGTGCAATAACAAATAATCTAGTTCTTCAACCAAGCCAAAGTTCAACTGGCCGATACATTCAGCTCAATTCTAACTCAGATACTCTTGCATCGCAAGGTATTACAATTAGACCTAAGAATGAAAATAATCAAGGCGACTTAAACGTAATTGGTAATACAAAGATTACTGGTAATCTAGAAATTACTGGATCGTTTACCGTACCAACTACTGTTGCAACTATTGGTGCGACATCTATTGGCTCCTTTAAATCACAACAGAGTGGCACAGGCGATGGCAATATTAATACCGTTCCAGTAGACATTGGACCACTCAGCTTTAGTCACACCCTTGATACCTCGACCTGGCTTCCTACGACAACCGTATCAAATAACTCATCTGCTCCTGTATCCTTTTATTACAAGCGAGAGCAAATAAAGAATACTGGTATTTCAACCTACGGTATTCATAAGTTTAAGGTCTTTGGTAATAAGTCAGTAGTTATTCCAATTACAAATTTAAGTGGAATGACCGCAGACCCAACGGCTTACGAACGAACTACAGTTGTCACACACAGCATAGCTGTTCAGCTAGCTGGTCAAACAGACGCACCCGTTATTACGAGTTTTACAATATGTCCGGGTTAACAGTCGAGCAGTTATTAGCCGTCATTACGGCAGTTGTTATTCCTATTTCGGTTTCGACCTATTGGATCGCAAACCGTCTATCATCTCTAGAGACTGCACTTAAAATGCAAAAAGAAGTGACAGACCTAGAGCAAAGACAAGTTCTCTACCGTGTTGATAAACTAGAAAAACACGTCCATGAAATTAGAAACGTCTTACAAGCACTCACTTTTAAGTTAATGAGGGGAGATACATTGGATGACGATTTTAAGACTCCTACTGGTTTGTAGCTTTCTTTTTGGTTGTTCTTCGGTAAAGAAGATCCAAGAGGGTTCGAATACTATTAACACAGCATCAACGACAACAACCAAGGCTTTGGAAGAAATTAAAGAAGCTGCTATTGTTGCCGATCATAGTTTAGAGGTTATCTATGAGAACGTCAAAGAAATCCCAGCGGCAGAAGAAATCAAACAACACGTCGCAATCGCCTCAGAAGCCCAACAAACGATCATCGAAAGATCCGATCAAGGGCTTTTGGAACAGGCCACGATCTCTTCGACAGTTAAAGAAATCATCGAGGCAACCTCGTCGGTGAAAGATGCAGAACCGTGGTGGGCTGTACTATTGCAGTACGCCTCAGTTGCGGTTATTAGCTTGGCTGTTGTAATTATCTTATGGCAGACAGGCGTTGGTTTAGTTATTCGACGGCTTATTGGATTTATTCCCACAGCCAAGAAGGAAGAAGCAAAGATACTAGATGAGGCTTTGTCCTCAGAGTCCGAAACAACTATCCGCGAAGCTGTCGCAATGCTTAGGGCTAAAGACCCAGAGCTAAACGAAGCTTTTAAACGGAGAAAGAAACGTGCCAAACTATAAACGTACTGGAATTAAACCACCAGATCTTGATTTGCGTGGTAGAATTTCACGTATTTATACCAACAGCAACGGAGATCTGGTATTTGAATTTGCTACAGGAAACATAACTGTAGTTCAAGGCGGTGGTACCTCACCCGTCTCTTCTATTCTGGACGGTGGCAACGCATTAGCCGTCAACACAAATGATATTGATGGCGGCAACGCTCTTGCAAATAACGTAAATGATTATGATGGCGGCAACACAGACGCTAATGTCATCTTCCCACCATAAGGATAATACATGAATGACTTAATTCGAATACGACGTGATACATATACAAACTGGCAATCAGCAAATCCAGTTCTTCCGTTAGGTGAAATTACATACGATAGAACCAACGCTGAAATTCGCGTTGGTGATGGTACGTCTAATTGGCTTGATCTTCCAACGATTGGCTCAGCAAGCCTTGCTGATGGAGACAAAGGAGATATTGTTGTCTCCGCTGGTGGAACTACTTGGTCATTATCTTCAGCGGTTGCTGCAGATATCGCGGCAAAGTTAGAAGCATCAGATCTCAACCTCGGTACCTCGACCACCCCAGCCACTACGCCGCTTCAAATTAGACGTGGTGCCACACTTAGCTGGACAGGCGTTATCCTAGCAGCTGGTGAAATTGGGTTTGACTCATTACTAAACGAAATTCGTATTGGTGATGGTATTACCGACTGGGACAACTTAGATCCGGTTGGTCTTAATAAGTTACAGAATCTTTCACTTGAACAGATTGGGGACGTTGAGGTTACAAATCTTAATCCCGGTGACTTCTTATCCCACGATGGAACAAATTGGGTTAATACTCCAATTACCTTCCCAGCGGTTGACCTTGACGATCTAACTTCGGTTACTCTTACATCCCCAACTCTAGGTCAAATCCTACAGTTTAACGGATCAGTTTGGGTAAACGCTGCAGCACCAACTTCTGGTGGCTCTGGCGTAACTCTTGGTGTCAAGAACAACATCACTGTTGTTGGAGAAAACGATTGGCAAATCACAGCCAACAGTATTGAAACAGCAATGATTAAGAATGCCAACGTCACGGCTGCAAAGCTTGGCGGTACTGGTATTACAGTCGCTGGTAAAGAGCTTTTAAATATCGCGGTTGCAGCTAACGATCAAATTCTAGTCTATAATGAAGGTGAAGTTCGTTGGGACCCAACCGATCTTAATACCGCCGTTGGTGGCCCAGCCTTAAACGCTGTTGCTCAAATTACCAACGTTCCAAACGGAGTTCTTGGTATCTCCAACGAAGCTGTTGTTGATCCAAGTTTCCTTGGTTATGGTCACTTAACGACAGAACGTCAGGTACTTAGTAATACTTCTTGGATTCCAGAAGATCTCTATAAGAATCCAAACACAGAGACCGTAGCATATACGGATGGAAAGACCGCTGGTAACTGGACAACACTAACGACAACTGGTGCAGTTCAATTTAACTCACCCGGTCAAACAGCTATTATTTCCGCTAAAGCCACAACAGTTAATTCAACCGGACAACTTAAGCTTTTAGAAACAAGGAAGTTACTTGATACTTCAATCAAATTAACTTCTAGAGTTCGTGTACGCGGTACTGCTGTAAGCCCAAATACTAATTATGTTGTTGGTTTTTATACAACCACCGGAAACACAAAGAGATTTGCTGCTGTTGGTATTAGACCAGGTCAAACAACATGGCATGTTATAGAAAAACCAGTAAGCTCAGAACCAGAATCCGTCTACGATAGTGGAATCAGCGCGCTAGAGTGGGTTAACATTGACATTAGTGTTAAAAACGGCTTGATTACGTGTCTAGTAAACGAAACCGTGGTTGCAATCTTAACAGCAGCTAACTTTGGAACTACACAATATAATATTGGTTGTTCTGTGTTTTGCGAAGCTTCAACAACACCACAGCCAGAACTTGAAGTTGATTACTTGCGTTGTTACATTGAAGAACAGCCAACAATATCTACGAGATTACTTGAGCAGTCAAATGCTACTACTGGTGAAGTTTTAAATTGGAACGGTACTAGTTGGGAACCTACAGATGTATCTCAAACTGTTATTCCAGCTACTCTTGATGCCGTTTTTGAAACAAAAGATATTGCTAATGGCTTGCTTGGTATTTCAAATAATAGCCTTGTTGATCCAACCTTCTTAGGAAAATCCTATTTAACAAATACCCAACAAGTATTAACGAATACTGGGTGGATACCATCGTCGCTATACACTAACACTAATACACAAACAGTGGCTTATAGCGACGGAACGGATGTTGGTAGTTGGTCTATACCTACCCTCACTAGCGGTAGTGTGACTTTTAATCCAACTGGAATAATTGCGGCATACGCGGCAACGGCGGATTCAACGGCCAGCGTAAAACTACCAACAATACAACGGATTACAGATACTGCGACAGATTTTACAGCAAGAGTTCGTGTTCGTGGTGCCTCAATCACACCAAACACAAGTTATGTAATCGGTTTCTTTAGTTTAACACCTAGCACTAAGCTATATGCTGCGGTAGTTGCCAAAGATGTATCAACATGGAAAGTTATCTCTAAACCCAGCGCAACAGCAACAGAAACAAACACGACAGTTTCCGTACTAGGCTGGACCGATATTAGAATCACGACCAATAACAATCAAATTAAATTTTATATTAACGGCACACTAATAACCACCGTTAATGCGTCTGATTTTATTGGTGTTAGCTTAAATCTTGGTTGCGCTGTTTATTGCGAATCAGCAGTATCTCCACAACCAGAGCTTGAATTTTCTAGTTTACAAACCAATGTTATGGTTTTGCCTAATATTTCTCCACGAATTATTGAGCAAGACGGGGCAACCTCTGGTCAAGTCCTTTCCTGGAACGGAACAAAGTGGACCCCAGAAACTGTAACAACAGGTCCAGGTGGAGCCACAACTTTAAGTGATCTTACAGATGTTACCATAACCACCCCAACACAGGGTCACTTCTTGTGGTACGATGCTGGCGAGTGGAAGAATAATTTTCTAACTCTAGATAAGGCATTCGATGTTGATGCGTTTACTGGGTTGGCAAATGAACAAGTTCTTGCCTATGATGCAAATACTAGTTTGTGGCAAAACAAAAACAAGATAACGCTAGATAGACTTTCCTTTAATTTCACACCTTCACCGTTTTCTGTTGTTGAGGGGCAAATCTTCTATGGGCAAACAGAACAAGCCATAGTAACTACCCTCAATGGAAACGTTAAGGCTAAGATTGGCTTAGATCAATACGTAAAGGTTTGGAATAATACCGGAGACGATATTCTATCTGGTCGCGTTGTTCGTGTTACTGGCGGACACGCATCAACAACGTTAACAGTAGCCTTAGCAGACGCAACATCTGAAGCCAATTCTTCAGCTACAGTTGGTGTTGCCGCAGAACTTCTTCCCGATGGTGGATCTGGATATGTAATTACCAGCGGATTACTTCGCGGTATTAATACAAATCTTCTTGTAAACGGAATAAACCCACAAGAAGGTAACGCTATCTGGCTTGATACCACAACAGGTGAGATGACGGTTGACAGACCCGCTGCACCAAACCACGGTGTCTTTATGGGTTGGCTTATTAAGAAAGCGTCTGGAACGTCTGGTGAAATCTATGTTAAGGTTATCAACGGACATGAACTAGATGAAATTCACGACGTTAGTATTACAACACCAACCAATGGACAGGTACTAAAATATAATGGTACGCTTTGGGTAAACTCTGATTTACCAACACACACTCACGCAGCTGGTGACATTACTTCTGGAACCATAGCTACAGCGAGACTGGGGAGCGGTACCGCTGATAATACAACTTTCTTAAGAGGTGATAATACTTGGCAAACCGTATCGGGTGGTACTACAAATCTAGATGGCCTTACAGACGTTGTTATAACTTCTCCCATAAGTGGTGATATATTAAGATATAATGGAACTGTTTGGGCAAACGCAACTAATACTGTAGCTAACATTAATGAATTCCAATCTCCGGTTAATGGTACAGTATTAGCAGTTAGTAGTGGTTCGTGGACTGCAACAACCCTAGAGTCTGTGTGTACGATTACACCGCTTACCATAAACAGTCTCGCGCGATCAACAAACGCTGGTCGGTTTCTTTTAACAAGTCTATTAACCTCTGCTGGCGATGCGACATCAGAAGTTGTTTATGGTAACTTTATTGATACAGCAACTATTGATGCCACCTTTGAAGATCGTTCGGTCGGTTCTCCTGCAGCGGTAGCTAAATGGAAATTCGATGTAAAGGATTCATCCATTACAACAACAAAGCTTGGTGGAGATATTACACCAGCTGGTAAGGCATTATTAGATGATACTGACGCAGCAGCGCAAAGAGCCACCCTTGAATTGGGAACAGCAGCAACAGCTAATACAAGTGCTTTTGCCGCTGCCTCGCACACTCACGCCATTGCAGACGTTACGGGTTTACAGACAGCTTTAGACGGTAAGGCTTCTACAACCCACACTCACGCAGCTGGTGACATTACTTCGGGAACAATAGCTACAGCTAGACTTGGTAGCGGTACAGCCGATAACACAACCTTCCTACGTGGAGACAACACTTGGCAAACGGTATCTGGAGGGGCAACAAATCTAGACGGTCTTACAGACGTTACCATAACGTCAGCTGCTTCAAATAATCTATTAAGTTACAACGGATCTGCTTGGATTAATAGAGCGGTAGCGGATGCGCTACCGGATGGATCGGTTGGTGTTGGAAAACTTTCACAAGGCTTAGCAACCAGCGGTCAAGTATTGGCTTGGAATAACATAGCCGGAAGCTGGGCTCCAGCTGATCCTAGCGGTGGCAGCACAACCCCACAAGGTAGTGATGGCTCTATTCAATACAATAGCGCAGGAGGATTTGAAGGTGCAACATATGCCTCTATTTCCCCAGCTGGAAATATTCAACTCGCTAATTCCACAGAATCAAACGGCGTAGCTAGCACGGCTATTCTAACCTCGCAAGATTTAGCTGGTAGACCAATGCTTTCCATGATTAGTGGAAACAATTGTCCTATTATAAATCTGCAAACATGTATTGCAAGAAACCGTATTGGCTGGATTATAGCTAACGGTAATACTGGTTATCATTCAATGGGACTTGCTTCTTCGGTCGTTGGAACGGGTGCGGCAGGAACAATCGCTGATAGTAGCAATTTAGCAAGAGTTGTAAGAGTTGTACAGCCATCAGCAGCTGCAATATCCTCATTTGGTAATTTTAGAATAACAACACTTGCAGCTATGCGAGGAACTGTTGCCGAATCTGGTGGTGGTCACATCATTTATAAATTCGGTAGATCGGATGCCCTTAGTAGCTGTTCGGAATATCACGGACTTACAACAACGACAGCAGCACCAGCAGCAGCACAAGTCGATCCGTCCGCAGCAAGTTCATTTTCACACAAATTTGGTATAGGTTTACGAACTACTGATACAAACTATCAGTTAATGCACTGCACAAACACTGCTGCAGCTACTGTTGTTGATACAGGAATAGCTGCAGTTCAAAACGTTGCATATACGCTGGAGTTATTCTGGCCTCCAAACCCATCCACAACAATGTATTGGAAACTTACGAGAGATGATACCGGAGCATCGGCTACTGGTAGCGCAACATCTAACTTACCGTCAGCCGGTACCGCGCTTGGTTTTTCAAGCTCAAGGTGTACTGCAGAAAATACAACAGCAGTATCACTTAATGTTATTTCTTACTATCACGAAAGAATAGGAAACAAATAAAATGATTTTAGCTTCATTCGAATCGTTACTTGGCAGCATCTGGTTTGCTGGTCTTGCTTTAGTTGTCGGCTACATTGCCGCACACATTGTTCCAATCTCAAGTCTTACAGACCTCTTTAAGAAAGGTAAGTAATATGCCAAAGGTAGGAAAGAAAGAATTCCCATATACTGCTAAGGGTATGGCAATGGCTAAGGCCGCTGCTAAGAAGAAGCCTATGAAAAAGGCACCAAAGAAGAAGTAATGAAGAAAACCCACTCAATGAAGTCCGAATTTAAGAAGCATGGAAAGAAGCACGAAAAGGCAGAATCCAAGGCTTTTGAAAAGAAGGAAAAGAAGGTTTACAAGAAGAAGAAGTAATGCCAAAGAAACCATCAGTCTCCATGACCAAGAAGGATAAGAATCCAAAGGGCGGTCTTACCCAAGCTGGTCGAAACAAATATAACAGAGCAACTGGATCAAACCTGAAGGCACCTGTTGGCCGTTCGCCAAAAACACCAGAGGAAATGCGTAGACAGGGTTCATTCTTAGTTAGAATGGGTTCTGCAGCTGGACCACTAAAGGATGAGAAGGGACGTAAGACCCGACTCAAGCTAAGCCTAGAGGCATGGAATCACTATGGTGATAAAGCTTCTGCGGTTTCAAAGGGTCGCCGCCTTCTTGAGCGATACCAGAACAAAAAGAAAAAGAAGTGACACATGGACAAGGGAATCAACACACTAAAGGATCTTCTCATTGATTGTCTGATTGAAGATCTTAGCGATCCCGATAAGCGATCACCTGGACTATATCAAGTAGTCGCACGGGTAGTTGCAGATAATAAATCAGACACAATTCCAGCCGTCAGGGCTGAAACCTTAGAGGGACTATCTCCCTTTAAGCTCAAGAAACAAGCCTAGTCCGCATAGACAGCGCAAGCTGGGACTAGTCTATATTGGCCGCACCCGCTATGATAGGCTGGTGTATTATGGCCGCTCTACCGGGCAATCAATTGCGCCGGGAATTTCGCTACGGGAGGGTAGATCGGTAGGTCTACCCTCCTATTTGAAAGGAGGTACTCATGCAAGTACCAGATGAAGTCTTAGAAGACTTTCGAAATCATTGCTTCTTTTGTATGAAGTACCTAGGACTTGGTGAGCCAAGCCCACTTCAGTATGCAATCGCTGAGTGTGTACAGAATGGTCCCAAGGATATGCAGCTCCAAGCTGGTCGTGGTGCTGGCAAGTCAACCATCGTTGCTATGTATGCTTCGTGGTTATTGTTAAATAACCCAAACACAACAATCATGGTCTTGTCTGCAACTCAAGACAAGGCCATCAAGTTTATTTCTCAGGTTCGTCAGATCCTGAGTTTAGTCCCCTATATGCAACACCTACTTCCAAAGGAACATGATAAAGACTCAGCCTTTGGTTTTAATGTTGGTATTCGGGATAAGGTTGGTCAGGACTTGTCTTGTTATGCCAAGGGTATCACAGGACAAATTACAGGTAGCCACGCAGATTATGTGTTGGCTGACGATATTGAGATTGAGAAGAACTCCGACAGTCCTCAAGCTCGACAGAAGTTGTTAGACAAGTTAACAGAATTGGAACAGATTAGAAACCCAGTTCCATACGGTAGGATTGTATTCTTGGGTACATATCAAAGTACGGATTCAATCTATCTACGTCTACCCTATGAGATTGTAAAGTTTCCTGCTGTCATCCCAGATCCAGAAATTGAGTCTCAGTGGTTACACTGTCACGAATACATCTCTGATCTTGAGGGACAACCCGGAGATACAGTAGATCCAATGCGCTTTCCTCAGCACATTCTAGAGGAGCGTCTAGCTAAGATTGGACCACGGCAGTTTGCTTTGCACTACTTGCTTGACCCATCCCTTAGCGATGCCAGCAAGCATCCTCTAAAGCTTGAGGATCTTGTTGTCATGGATGTATCTCCAGAGGTGTTCCCAGAGAAGGTCGTGTGGGCAAGAAACAAGCCACTAGATATTCCTAGCTATGGCTTGAATGGAGATCTCTTGTATGGCCCCATGTGGGCATCTGCTACGATGACCAAGTATGTTGATACCAGATTGTGTATCGACCCCTCTGGTCGTGGCGCAGACGAAACAGCTTACTGTGTGGCATCCTTCGTGAATGGATACATTGTCATCCACGAACTGGATGGTCTACCCGGTGGCTATGATGATATTACTTTGGGTCGAATTGCAAAGATTGCAAATCAATATCAAGTATCAACCATCATGGTCGAAGCAAACTACGGAGACGGTATGTTTACGTCATTGCTTAGACCTATTGTATATGGAATCTGTGGTCGTGTTGCGATTGAAGAGTTCAAGGTATCGGGAGCCAAAGAGAAAAGAATCCTAGATACACTAGAGCCTGTAATGTCTCAACACCGATTGATCTTTGATACCGAAGCTATTCGATCAAAGGAAACACAAATCCAAATCTCAAGAATGCAAAATAAGCGGGGAGCGTTAAAGCACGATGACCGTGTTGACGTTCTCGCCAGTATTGTAAAACTCTGGGTAGATAATCTGGTAATCACACCGGATGAGATTATCCAAAGAAACGTAGACAGAGAACACCGTGATACTGTCAAGGAATGGCTCAGCAATAAGCGTATTGTTGGTCTATTAGGCGAGAAGTATCGTGGTATCGTTGAAGCACAAGAGCGTGTCAATAAACGACATGGCTCTATAATTGATAATTTCTACAGGAGATAATATGCCTCCATTTACGGCAGCAATCGTCGGTGGTCTAGCCGCTGGATCTGGAATCTTAAGCGGAATGAGCGGAGCTTCTCAAGCAAACGCTCAGGCTATGGCCCAGCAGATGCAACAAGACCAACAGAACTTTCAGAATCGTTGGGCTAATGAATCACAAAACAGAAACATTCTCAGACAATGGCAAGCTCAGTACCACACGAATAGAGCATTAGAACGCTCGTCATTACAACAAGCTGTGGCAGCTCAGTACTATGGAACCAAATCATATCAGAATGCCACGTCAGAGCTTAGCAAGCAAACCCGTCAGGTTACAGATCAGGCATTAGCTTCTGCATCCTCTAGTGGTATTTCGTTAAACTCTGCTTCTGTTCGGGCAACCCTCAGACAAGCGGCAACGGAAGCTCAGAAGATGTCCAAGAATATGCGAGTTAATTATATGAACACAATGCAAGATATTTCTACACAACGAGAGAACATCTTGGGCCAAAGAAACCTAGCTGCTCCAGAGCAGATGGCTTTCTTAAACACTACGGGCGGTATTGTTAATTCGTCCTCAAACATTATGGCAACTGGCTTGGCTACTGGACTTATGTCTGGTCTATCTGCTGGTATTGGTGCATACAGGGCGGGATCATAATGCTTAATCAAAACAAACTACAGAAGCTTTTTGAAATCGCTACTGGTCAACAACCAGAAACGCAACGTCTTACAGCTGCAAAGAAGAAGACCAATACACTAGATCGTGTAAAGAAGCGTAAGGATATCTTTAAGTCTATCTATACCGATCCGTTTGATGCCTTCGAAAAGTGGTACCAAGACTCTCTTAAAGATGTATCTTCAGATAACGCAGATGAGTTTTGGTCTGAAGCTGAGCAGGAGTTTCCCGGCAGTCCCGATCAAGCTAAGGATTGGTTACGGTCTCAAGTTAAGAAGCCAACCGATCCAGCTGCACGGGAATCGTCTTTGCGAAACACAATGACCAAGGCACCGTCGTGGTTAAACCAAGAGCTATCTCCAGAGTTAGCAAACACAGAACAAGAAGTAACGTCACAAAATCTCAGCAAGTCACAGCTTGCATATCGCAAGGTTCTTGAAAATAAGCTTCAAGCTTTTAAGTTTGATCAATTAGATCCAGACGTGCCAGCTGAGATTCACGTAGATGACATGATTAAGTTAGAGCTTATGGGCCTACTTGATGGTGCATCAATCATTGAGGGACGCTTTGCAACAACAAATAGAGATGGCTCTATTCAACCAGCATTTGCTTTAAGCAATTCTACTGAAGCTAATGGTGTTGGTCTTGGTCCAGAAACAGAAATCATTACAAAGATGGCTAAGCCATTATTTGAAAAAGCTGTGATTGAAGGTTTGGATACTGGAATTGCAACACAGGAAATGAACAACAGAGCGGTAACGGGTGCTGGCCTACAGATGCTACCAAACATGGATGTATCTGAGTGGTCAACAATCTTAGGCGCAATGCCAAAGCAAGATATTCCAGCTGCTGTTCAACAGGGCTTTAACAGACGGGCTGAGATAGATCCCTTTGCCTCTGGTGAAGAGATGCTAGCTGATTCCCTATCTATAGAGGACTTACTTAGATGATTGAAATGCAAGGACCGGGGGTATTTCTAAATCCCCCTAATCAACCAATATATCAAGAAACACAAGTTAAGCTTCCAGAGAATGTCGTTGGCGTTGGTCAAGGAATTGACTGGGGTGCCATTGGACAATCAGTTGCTCAGTTTGGAACAGAACTCGTATCTTACGATATTGAAGATAAGAGAAATAAAAAGAAGAAGCTACTAGAGGATCTTGAGACAAGAACAAAGATGGGCATTGATCACGCATCAGCCGTTAATGATTTTGACTCAGTAGATGCTCAAATCTCAGAATACAAAAAAAGTGTTAAAGATATTGTTGGATACGATATTGATTCTGACGGTGAAGGTCAAACTAGTTCCTATCTACTGGAACAAGCTAGACAAACATCATATGGGTTTGAACTGTACGGTCAAAAGGCCAGACGAGAAACCGCAGACGATGTAATGTTGTCTGCATTTAACGATGACAGCTTACAATTTAGAGAGCAATTACTAAAATCCGACAATCAATCTTTGGATATTGAAGGAAGACTTGCTCAGCTTGGTCAAATGGAACAAGATGTTCAGGCTAAGGAACAGAAGACAATGGGCGATAGAGCCTTTGGTGCTGCTGTTCGTAAAGAAAAAATTGAACTTCTTGAGATTCAAGCGAAGATGCGTGATGCAAATGCTAAAAATATTCAGGATGTAAAAGACGCAACTCAAAAGAAACGACAAGATCGGATTATCAATCTTAATAAAAGTCTAGGTAAGCAGTGGGAACAACTATCTGCTTTAACTAAACAGGCCGACAGTTTAGCGTCTAAGGCTGATAAGACCGAAGCTGAATTACAAGAACATAGATCTGTTCAAACTAAATTAAATGCACTTGCCTTTAACATTTCCAAATCAGAAGCTATTCTTGAACAAGAGCAGAACGATTTTGCAATGGAATATTTTGGTGTCAAGTGGGATGAGAATTTTGCGGCAAATAATCTAGGAGCTGATCAATACAATACAGTTTTAAATGTTGGGGATAATCGTAAGGTTGCACTAGATTCTATTTCACTTGCTCCATTTAAGAGACAGGCAGAGGCTCAACGGTCTCAAGTTAAAACCGTAAACGATCAGGTAGATTCTATAATCTCTGCCGCTACAGCTGAAATTGCAGCGTATGATTCTGCAATTAAAGTAGCAAGCGATGCGGAAAGAGCTGGTTTACTTTCCCGTAGAAACTTGGCTATCACCCGTATTGAACAAGACTTAATCAAGGTGGTTGAAGCTGGAGTTCCAACCTTTGCTAGAGATCTAACACAAACAGTTAGTGGTCTTAAATTCTTTGGCGAATCTCTTCCATATCAGTATTCCACCAGCGAATTAAGCGTGGCTGCTGCAAATGCGGTTGAGGCGGAAAAGGCACCATATGAAACTATCTATAAAACGTTTAGACCAACTGTTGATAAGTTTAATAACTTTCTCAGCACACGCCTAGATATACCAAACTCAACTGGCGGTGGTGGCTCAGGGGATTCCGACGCACGTCTTAAAAGACGTCTTGAAAACCTAACGATTATAGATGACCTTCAAAAACATAAAGAGACCACTGCATCACCAGATCGCATTAATGAAGCAATGATCGAAAGGGTTCAGCTTGGTGGGGTTAATCCATATAAAGAGAATGGTGTTTTAAAATCATGGAGTGAACTAGCTCCAGAACTTAAGAAAGCAAACATTGTTCTTCCCGCTAATGGTTTTATACACACGGAGTTCTTCTCCAGCTTTCTAGATGATCTACTCAGAAACAATACCCCTCTTGAAGAATGGGATGCTAGAATAGCTGATGCTTTTTCATCCCCCGAAAATGAGTTCTATTCTGGTGTGTTTTCAGGAACAAACAGAGCAGCCATTAATGCTGCCAAGGCGGATCTAATTGTTGGTGGTCTTCAAAATGAAGTAACTAGAACCGCAGCAATGGCTGCATTCATGCTATTCACCCCACCAGATAGAGTACAAGAAAACATTAACATGCTCAGGGCTTCTGGTAAAGCAGAAGCAATTGGTATGGCTACTGTTATTAATGAACTAGAAGCGCATGCTACAGGACACCAAGGAAACGGAAGTCCTATAAAGTATATTCAACAACGTAGAGGAGAAATGCCTTCTGGTAAGTTGATTGAAGCCCAGCGACTCAAGAAGTTAATTAGACACAAGGACACCCAAAACCAACTTTTTGGTACCTACACAGCTGGAAACCGGGATACTGTTTCCGAAGAAGTGCAAGATAAAGTCTTACTTAATTCTATAATGGCTGATCTTAGAGAAAATGTTTTTGAAAAGTTAACTGTACGCCAAGATGGTGTGCTTGATCCAGCTGCTTGGAAAAACAATCTAACTGGAAACTACGTTAACTCTACCCTTAGAGATGTTGCCGAAATAGCACTAGGCCACTATTACGAAGCTGCTTTTAACACAAAGACTGGATATAAAGATGATAACTTGTGGACGGCAGTAATCCAAAGAACAAACGAATCTCTAAAAGATTACAGATTTTCCAGTGAAGGACTTACACCAGCTACACGAGACGTACAACCACTACCAGCTGGATTAAGACTTACATATACATCCGGATCTGCTATTAGCTATGATTTGCAAGATTCTGGTAAGTATGATTTAGACCTTGTACTAGATTCTAATTGGGATACTAACGGATTAGATAAAAATACCTTTAGTCAATATGGTATCTTTAGCGAAGCACCAAACGTAGAAAACCCAACAGCATTCGTTCTTGCAGCGTCTACTGTTAAGGGTGCAGATCTTTCCAGTATTCCTGGAGATCCGGGAACAAACCTAGTCGCTATTGCTGAGGCTGTGTTGGGCGGTAAAAAAGACAATCGAACATTGCTTATTGCTCAAGCGGCTATCAAAGATACCCGTGGAGCTAAGACTGTACAGGAAGCTATTTCTCTAGCCAAAACAAACATGAAGAAATACATGGATGGTTTAGAGCGTGGTGATTTCGTTTTTGGTGTAGATACTGAAAAGAGCAACATAAATAAATCTCAACTGGTTTCACGTGTTGTCCTACAGCAGAAGGGTGGAAGTGTAGTTGCTACATTCCAACCAACTCCAATCCGTAAGTCTCTCGCTGGTACCGATGTTCACCGTAACGCGATGAAGCGTGTGACTAAGGAACAGTTCGGTCAGTGGGCTACAAGACAGATTAATGCTGGTACTGTAGACCATGCCAAGGTTGTGGATTACTTAACAGCGAATGGTATCACTAAACAATCCCTCAGTGAAACTACACAGTGGGCATCTATTGGTCCAGTCCCAATACCTGTCTCAATCCCAAATGAAGATTATACTTACGAGTATGTTAATCACTTGGGTACGCCTCAATGGTTTGTTACTAAAGATGGTGAACCACGAAAACCAGTAAAGGGCTTTATTGATACGGCTGATCTAAAGCCATCCTCCAGTGAACGTTATGTTTATACTGGTGCTGAAAAGGGATTATCTCGTCGTACTGGTGTAACTGGTATTGCTGGTAAGCCTCTGCTCATGTATGAGTGGAAGGGTATGGGTACAAAGTGGATGCTTGATAAGTCTAGGTATGATATGACTGTTGATTCAACAAGCAAACAAACCTTACAGCCAGAAGAACTTGAGTTTCAAACGAAATGGCGCAATGTTGTTCAAGCACCAACACCGTTTCAACAGACACTGGGTGAATTCTTAGCTCCAACGATGAGACCAAGAAGCACTAAAGAAGATCGTCCACAGACATCGGATGGTTTTAATTGGTCGAAGTTTGGAAATGAAGTGCAGAAGCTTGTTGAACCTGGCGGCGCACCACAAGTTGAACAAGGCCGTCAATTTATTGAAGATCAAAATAGACGTTTTGCATTGTTGGGTATTACAACCGAAACAACGGCAGAACCAGAATCACGACTTGGTGTACGTAGCGATGGTCTAATCGACCAGAAGACCGTACTTACTACAGTTGCTGGTAAACCTATTGTAATCTCCTACTCTAAACCGACCCTCAGTGATAACTGGGTCATGGATGTTATTGAACCAGAGGTCGAAGAAAGCGAAAGCACAAACGGCTTCATGGACTTCAAGCGAGTATCTTCCGTCATCAAGGGCGTTGGAGCTTCGTTCATCTATGCTAAACCAATCAGTAGTAAGAACTGGTCTCTTATTCAAGGACCAATGGTAACTGATATTGGTGGTGCTGTTATTAGATCACTAGAGCAAGGTTATGCAGAAGATCAGCTATTCAGTTTGACTCTACCAGCTACTAATCTAGTTGCAAAGGCAGCAGCTGCCGTCAGCGATCCAATCGAAAAGTTTACAATGATTACAGGTGAAATCCTTAGACAAGCACAACTTGCTCTTAAGATTCACCCAACAAATAAGTATCGAAGACAGGAATACGTTAGAGCGCATGAAGCGTATATGAGATCCATATCGCTTTCAGCTGAACGTAACCGCATTCGAAATCAACCGAAACAAGTTATTCGTGACTTTGAAAACTATGTTTCGAAGGAAGCGGATTACTTTGTGGAATACGTTTCCGACAAAGTAGATAATTTTGTAGAACAATGATAGGGTGGGGGTGTAACAGCCCCCACTCTTTATTACAAGGACTTAAATGAATAACGACTTAACTAAGCTTCTCGAAGAGGTTGGAAAGCCTCTTCCTTCGGAGCAGAGTGTTGTAAGTTTTGCAAATCCAACATCCATGTTTGGCGATCAGAAACCAAACATGAATGAGCAACAGATTTTTAATGAGAAGGTATCGCTTGGCTTGCTTAGTCCATCGTTCTTAAACGGACGTTGGACTGTGGGTGAATCAAAGCTAACGCGAGAAGAAGTTGGAGATGAAGCCCTTGCCTTTACTATTGGTGAAGGTTCTAAGGGTTGGGGTGAACGTAGCGTTCAAAAAGCATACCGTATGGTAGATCAGTTTGAGAACAAGGGCGATGCCATGTTCACAGAAGATCAACGGGAAACCAGCTATACAGAACAGTTTGTGGAAGGTATTAACTTCTTCAATATTCTTGGAGAGAACGAAACATTCCGTAAGGCTGATGAGGTTAAGAAGATTCTACAGACCGTAGATCCTGAGTGGACAACGGATAAGCAACTCTCAGCTCTAACGGATTGGCAAGACTCTAATCCGGAAGTAAATGAGTTTATTGCGGCAGCTGGTATTAACATCCAAGACTATGTTCTTGAGACCAAGAATGAGCGTGCCTTTATCTTTAATATTAATGAGGCTGTCCAACAGGCTCGTATTAACGTTGGTATGAATCTCTTTGAGCAAGATAACGGATTCTTCTCAAAGCTTGGCAACTCCTTAGTTGAGGGTATAAAAGACCCATTGATCCTCCGGGATATGGCACTCACAAGCGTAGCTACCCTTGGTCTAGGTACCGTAGCTGGCCTTGCTGGGGTCTCTGCCAGAGCCTTGTCTGGGTCGGTTGCTGCGGGTGTTAATTCCTCCCGCGCCCTTAGGGGTTTAAACCTCGTTAGACAGGCCGCTAACACCGCCGCGCTAGCGACAGGCCCAATGACTGGTCTCATCGAAGGACCAGCCTACGCGGCTATTAGGGCCGTTGTACCGTCAGCTGGTAGATCAGCTGTAAGTACCTTGTCAGCCCGTGGCTTGGCCTTGGCCCTTGAGGGTGGCGTTGCCGGAGCTGTATCGTCCTTGGCAGACCAGAAGGCCGATAACGAATGGCGTTCATTGGTCTTTGCAGATACCGAAAAGGCGCTTAAGTATAACCTTGGCGAAACCGCCCTAGCTGCTCTAACTGGCTCCCTCGGTGCCGTTGGTGTTGCAAGCGCAGTACGCTTTGGTCTTGGGTCCATCGGTGACTATAAGTATTATAAGACCGGAGACTGGGACGGTTTCCGTAGACAGATTGCAAACTCAATGGATACGTGGGCAACCACCAAGGATGGCGATATCGTCTGGGGTAATACCCTTAGCGATGGTCGTGGTATCTTCTTTGGTGATACAGTTGATAAGTTTATGAAGAGCTATGACGGTAGAGACTTTACAAACGTCATGCTCAACGGCTCACGTCTCTTTGGTAAGTTCAATCCCCGTATTGCGGGTAAGATGAACCTTGACGTTAAGCGCGTCATGCCAGTTATCGAAGAGTTTGAGAAGGCAACAGGTGTGGCTGGTGAAGCTGCTATGCTTAGCGTAGATGGCGTAGATCCAGAAACCCGTGGTATCTTTAATCAACTTGTTAACGAGTCAAACCTTGCAGATGCAGACCTAACCATTGATGATGTTAAGGCTGTATTGGTTGATTACAATACCAAGCAACAACCACAACCACCTACGGCAACTGGTCGGTTACTTACCGAAGCACCAGTAGCCACCCAACAAGTTGAGGTTGCAAGACAACTTAAGAGATTGGTTGCTGCCAAGAGTATTGATAGACGCTTGGAACAAATCGGATTATCATCCGCTACGGTTCTAAACAACGCAGAAGCAACACTTGGTCGCAGTATCAATCTATCGTCAGATGCAGATTTCCAGAACTTTATTACTGCCGCACGATACGAAGCCGCATCGGTAGACGAAGCTCAGGTTGTGAATACCTTTAAGAGAATCGTCACAGGTGACTTTGGTGGCGGTCGTGTTATTCCAAAGGAAGTTGTTGATAGCATCTTTGTTGCAGCTTTTGGCGATAAGCCAATCGTTGTTACCGCAACTGGTTCAAATAAGAACTTTGCTGTTGTCGTTGATCCGAAGAATAAGGATGTCTTTGCCACCAAGCGAACCTTGGAGAAGGGCGATGATGGACAACTCAGTATTAAGCTTCGAGCCGATGATCCTAAGTCCCCATTCTTCTCGAAGGATGTTCTTACGGTCGATACGGATACCTTGCAAGCAAAGCTTGTTGAGGTAAACGAAAAGCTTAACAAGGCTTGGAATGACGTAAAGACGGCTAAAGTTAAGGAAACAATTGAAAAGATAAAGAAGACAAAGGTCAAGGAAGAACTTGTTAAGACCTTTGCTGAAGGTACCTCTGTAACCGTAGACAGCATTAAGAAGATCTTTGATCTTACTAAGGAAGAGGCTACGGTTGCTAAGCTCATCATGGACTCATTAGGTTATGATGGTGATTCTAATCTACTTAGAATCGCTTCCCTAGTGGCTGATGATAGAAACGCAGAGATCTTCTTTGAGGGTAACACTGCTCTTATTCGAGCAACCAAGTCTTCAGACGTTGGTACCGTTACCCATGAAATGTCTCACTACTTACAGGTAATGATTCTTGATGAACTTACTCCAGACGCTCGACATGCCATCGGTATTACAGACGAGATCTGGGAAAAGTTTAAGGACTGGGTTGGTTATACAGGAACTGAGTGGACCGAAAAGGCAGCAGAGAAGTTCGCTAATGGTATGTCACAATACGTTAGACGAGTTATGTCTGGTGACGGTCGCGCTCCTAAGACCCAAGTTCAACGTCTCTTCCACAGAATTGGCGACCACCTTGGAGATCTTGGTCAACGTTTCAAGAGCCAAGAGGCACTAGAAGCTGGTATGATAATGAGCAAGGAAGCCGAAGATGTATTCGAAGCTTTGTTCAATCGTTCCAACTCTAAGATCGGTGAGTTGTTTGACTCAGCCTATCAGGGCTTGTTCAAGCGATTGCCAAAGGAACAACGCCTTGCCATTGGTAAGGAAATCCTTGGAGAGATGGCCTTTAACGATTATCTCGCTAAGAAAGAAATTGAATTCGAAAAGGCTAAGCCAGTTGTAGATAAGCTTGCTGAAGCTGCGGCAACTAAGCCAGTTACCGTAACAAGTGTTGTGAATGAGATCTATGAAAAGGTCAACAACGCAACACGAAAGGTCATTAAGGAAGCTATTGCTTCTGGTATGAGCAAGGACTTTGTTCTCAACTTCCTTAAGGAATCAGAAGCAAAGATTGGTACGGTTACATCTATTGATGCCCGTCCAGCTAACAAGCTTACAAAGCCAACAAAGCTTACAGACGAAGAGCTTGCAAAGTTTGCTGCAATTGAATCCCCATTCATCAGCGTTGTAGACGATGTAAAGGTTAAGTTTATTGATGCTGCTTTCAAGACTGAAGAGAGTAAGCTATTCTTCAGTAAGGAAGAACTACAGGCTGAGATTAAGAGACGCGCTGCGTCAAAGGTCAGTAAGACTGAAACCGATATCGGTATTTCATCTGAGCTTAAGGCAGACCTTGAAGAACTTCTTGGTCCAGGAACCTTTGTCGATTCTGCTGGTATGAAGGTAGAACTAACCCCAACTGAAACTGTTGTTGCTACTAAGGTTGCAACCGTAGTTGAAACGGCTAAGGTAGACAAGGAACACGCTACGGCTGTCATTGCTGCTTTGGAAGAAGGTAGAACACTAGATGCTGTAGAAGCAGAACGTGCGCCTATC